GTCATCGAGACTGCGACAGCCGCCGACGGCACGACCCTCTGGCTACGCCGTGGCACCGACCCGGTCAACCGACACTGGCCCGGCATCATCGAGACCCGGAGGATGGATGAGCCTGAATTGCTTCCCGCGGAGCAGTTCGCGGAGCTGTACGCGGACCTAATGGAGCTCAACGAGATAGTTTCTGGACGCGACGAAGCGTGATCACCCTTGCGCTTCCTAAAATAGGAAGCTACGATGGTCTCATCGGTCAGGGGAACAGCCCCAGACCTCACCGGAAGGAACCGGCCATGATCACAACCTCTTACGGCACCTGGAACCGGATCGAGTCCCTTTCCCTCAGCGTGGAGCAGTCCGTCGCCGACTACCTCGGCGACTTCGTCGATGACTTTGACTTCGACGGTGTTGTCGCCGATTACCGGGCCGCGATCAATCGGGCGCTGCCCGACAGCGTGACCCTGGCCGGAGACGAGTTCATCGGCCCCCACCTCGACGCCGACCAGGACTTCGGCGGCTACCCCACCGACGAGAAGGGGTACCTGGACCTCAAGGCGATTGTGGACGGAATCGATCTCGACGAGATCGCGAACCGTCACGACACGACGATCTGATCACTGTTGACGCCCGCGTGGCCCACGACGTCGGGGCCGCGCGGGCGTCGTCTCATCCTGCGGAGCCGCACATGACCGACTACACCGACCCGCCCGGGATGCCCGACGACGAGCGGATGACCGACGCCGAGTTCCGGGTGGCCCGCGAGTTCCTTGGCGTCACTGGCGATTGGCTCGCCGCGCACCTAGGCGTCAGCTCGCGTACCGTGCGCCACTGGGAGCAGGGGAAGTACCCGATTCCCGACGGGGTGCGGCTAGCCATGGAGGACCTGGAGCAGCGCACTGCCGAGTTCGTGGGCGCTCTCGTTGAGAAGCTGATGGATGTACCGGATCCGGTCGTGTTGGTGTATCGCTCGGATGACGAGTATCACGCAGCGCATCCGGAGGTCGAGTTCCCGGCGTCGTGGCATCGGGCCGTGGTCGCCCGCATCGCCCAGGAGGTGTCGGGTCTGCGGATCGAATATCCGGCGCCGGCCGACCACGGGTAGCCCGGCACACGACAACCGGCCTCACGGCTGACGCATTCAGAAGCGCCCCGACCAGCCGTGAGGCCGGTCGGGCGCTTGTCGTCTACAGGCCGTTAGGTGCGCGAGGTGAATCCATATTGGGGTGCATTTGTGTCGTGCACTATTAGAGTTTGTGTCGTACACTAATTCCATGACGCAGACGACCGCCGCCACCGTTGCCTACTGGCACATCGCCGACGCCAGCTACAACGGCGGTCCACTGGCCTGCCGCAACCTCTTGGAGCGTGAGGGGATCGCGCCCGCGTGGAAGTGGGGCGACGACGCCCCCGACGGGTTTGACGGCGACGTGGTCTGCCTCTTTGCGGACACGCCACGGGGACGCGTCGAGGCAGACTGGCTCTGGTACGAGCACCAGGCGTTTCATTTGCTCCGCGTCGATGTTCCCGCCGACGTGCACGACGACGTGATGACCACCGTCGCCGAGGGCTACCCCGCCATCCGAGACGAGATCCCCGCCGAGTGGATCACCTACGTGCGTGCCGGCTACGACGAGCGGGCAATCCGCCGGGAGGGTGACCAGTACTGATGCCTGAGCCGAAGCGCCGTGGTCGACCGAAGACCACCGGAACAACCCCGCCCCTGAACATTCGTGTCCCGAAAGCCGTCCAGGAGGCCGCCCGGAAAGCCGCCGATGATCGCGGCGAGCGGTTCGCCGCTGTCGTAACCCGCCTGCTCGCCGAGTACGCGAAGAAGGACCAGTGACCACAGAACGCACCGCCACCGTGCCGGAGCTTGCCGCACGCTACGGCGTGCATCAGTCCTACCTCTACGGGTGGTTGAGGGGGCGCTCCGACATCCGGGCAGAAAGCGACCGCCGGCCCGCGCGGTATCGCCTCACCGAGGTCGACGCCGCATGGGCGCGGCGCGGCGTGGACGGGGGCGCGGGCACCGATACCGTCCCCGACGGTATGGCCACCGCCCAGATGCTGGCCGCGCAGCTCGGCCGGCACGTGAGTGGCGTCCACGCGCACATCAGGGCGCATCCTGAGATGTTCCAGCCAGCCGGCTATGTGCAGAGTGAGTCCGGGCCGACCGCTGCCTACTACCACCAGGAGCGCGCCCTGGCGTGGCTGCGCGCCGACCGCCAGCGGGATCTACCCGACGATCTTGCAGTCAGACTGAGGGATCTGCACGGTGAGCGCGGCCCCGAATTTGCGAGCGCCCTTCGCGCAGCGCGCGATGCTGGATGGACACTGGCGGCCATCGGCCGCGCCCTCGACGTGACCCCCCAGGCCGTCCACTATCACGTGCAGCGCGCAACCCAGGACGCCAGTGAGGCCCGGGAGCGGTGGACCTGCCCCGGCCCTCACTGCGGCCGTTACCAGGGCTACAAATACGGCTGCCGCAAGGAACCGTGCAATGCGACGGTCGCGCCCTACAGCGCGGCCCGCCGTGAAGCGGCCGGGGCACAACCCCGCACACCCATCGACGAGGCTATCCTCCAGCAAGTCCTGACCGCCGTGCGCGGCGGCACCTCACTCACAGCGGCGTGCGAGACGGCCGGGATCAGCCCGCACCGGCTGGGTGGCGTACGCCGCAGCCACCCCGAGTACGACGCCGCGCTGGTCCAAGCCGCCCAGGAGGGCGGACTCACGCCTCCACTGCGTCCAGTGCGTCAGCTCCGCTGCCCCGGAGACTGCGGCGCACGCGGATATGCTCTCGGCTGCCGCGAGGACACCTGCACGCAGGCACATTCGGCCGCTATCCAGGGTGCCCCGTCCCGTCAGTACGCCGCGCCGGCCCGCCGGTTCGGCGCCGAGGACCGTGAAGCGGTCCTGGCGCTCCTGCGCGCTGGCCGCACGATCATCGACGCTGTCGCTGCGACGGGATGGTCGTACGACGCACTGTCCAACGCGCGTAAGACTGATCCGGCTTTCGACGCTGCGGTGATCGATGCGAGGGAGGCGGGGCGCCCCCGCAACGCGCCGGGCGACCGTCCCCGACCGGTGAGCCGAGTCGACACGCGGCGATGACTGACCCCGCACACGCGACAGCGCCCCGCCCGGCCATGAGGCCAGGCGGGGCGCGTCGTGTGTTACCTCGGCCCGCTGCCGTTCGACTCGCGCTGCCTCAGTAGTTGCTGGATGGAGGCGGTGGTGACACCGCCGTCCGGTCCTCTGCTCAGGCGGCCAGTCCCGATCATCTTGGCAGCTGCCTGTTTGCTGACCCCGAGCATCGCGCCCGCCACGCTGTAGGACACGTGGTCGGCGTCAGGGTGCCCGACGGAGCGGGCTACGGCCTGGCCGAGTGGGGTGCCCCACCAGTCGGTCGTTGGTGGGGGTAGCACGTTCATCAGGTCAATCACCGTTTGCGCGGCTATGCGGTCGTCCTCCTCGTCGAGGAGTTGCGCCGCCCACGTTGACGCCTGGTCCTGCACACGCTCGGAGATCCGCGGGCAGTCCGGGCCGATCAGTGCCTCTAGCGCCAGCGCGACCTCTCCGACTTCGTCGCGGATCTGCGCGGTTATGGCCTGGTAGAGATCAGACATGGGTCGCCTGCGCGAGGTCGCTGGCGGCCACGACGACGGTCTCGTCGTGGCCGTCCGCGACGGGTGGGCAATCCCACGCGATCCACTCAGTGCCGTCGTAGCACACGCCGGGCGTGAGTTCGTCGCCGTTGGTGACCTCGTCCTCACGGTCCTCTGCGGTCTCGCCAGCGTCTAGAGGTTCGGCGAGCCGCGCCAACGCGGCTGCCAGGTCCCGACGCAGCCGAGCCTCAATCTCCTGGCGAGCCTCGGCGATGGCCTGCTGTCGCCTGTGCGTTAGCTCGGCGGCGGCGTCGGCAATGTCGGCGTCCGTGGGATCTGCACCACGCCGGGTGACCTCCGTCCAGTCGACGCTGAGCCAGTACCCGCAGCCGTGTTGCTGCGAAACCTCCATGATCTGGCCGCCTTGCCCCGCCCCAGCATTCAAGATCACTGGCACGTCGGGGTCGACGGGAACTGGCTGGCCGCACTGCGGGCACCTGTCATGTGGGCGGTCCGCCCACACAACGACCCGCTCAAGGGGCTCACCAGTGGTGATGTCCCGCGCAGCCAGGAGTGCTGCGGACGTGTGGGGTGGCAGTGGGATCTCGCGGACGCTCTCGATGTCCATGACAACTCCTCAGGTTGACGTCTACCGTCAACCATGCATGTGGTTGACGACTACCGTCAACCACATGTGGTTGCGGGGTGAGGCATGACTGTCCCCGCCCGCTGACCACGCAAAACGCCCCGCCCGGCCGTAGGGCCAGAGCGGGGTTAGAAGAAGGTCGGAGCCCTGGCCCATGCGATGAGCCAGGGAATGCCCGAAACCGGTTCAGGCAGGTCGCGCGACCCGCATCGCCGCAATGGAGCCGGTACCAGGATCGACACCGGAGAGTCAGCGGCGAGAGCGCCACCGTAGCATCCTGATGGCCGTGACTGCCGCCCTCGACGCGGCCGACGCGCCGGTCGGGTGGTGATGCCCGACAGCAGTCGGACCGCGCCTGCGCGGCCGGGACGTCACCGCATCGACAACCCTACCGCCACGGATCAGTCGGGCACATTGCCAGATCAGCGGTGCGGTGACGCAGGGCGCGGATGCCCTGGGGGCTCGCGGCCTGGGAGCCCTTAGCGAAGCCGGGACGCTGCGGTCACCGAGCTAAGCGCGCTGCTCGTTGCCCAGCACGAGCACGACGTGCCGGACGGGGACGTGGCCGGCTCTCCCGCTGAAGCACGCGAACCTCATCCTGGGCCGCCACAGTCTCACCGCGCCGCATCGATCCGCCTTCGTATTCGGGCTACGCGCTCAGGAATCGGGCGCTGGCTGAGAGCAATGAGGGGACTGGTGAACTCCCGTAGCAAAGGGCAGTTCTCGGGATCAATCGACGCGACGTCCTTGGCGCGCACAATCGCCGGGAACCCGGTCAGGGCCGGGTCGTCCGGGGTGAAGGCCCCGCCATAGAAGGACTTTGGTTGGCCCAACGCCACTAACTGCTCCTCCAGTAGTACGAGGCAATCGTCGGCGCGTCCCAATTCCTTGATCAGTTCGAGTTCCTGTAGCAGGGCAGGGGTCTTCTCAGCCGCCCATACGACGACACGCTCGGCGAGGACGATGAGGATGCGGACGATGTCCAGCCAGCCGTCATCGGGCAGGTACAGGAATCGCATCAGTCTCTTGGAGATGCCGAGCATGGACTCAATCTGAACGTCGATCCCCAACGCGGCTGCATTGGTGTTAGCGACCTGCACGACTTCAGTGACCTCAGCTATCGAATTCAGTAAACGCTGGCCATCCGTATAACGAATAATCCGGGTATAAGCGTCCGGATCGTCCCGGCCGAATACTAGATGTTCCACCGGTATCCAGCGTGAATCAGCCGGATTGTTCTTGAAGCCCACGAAGGAGTTTTCCGTAAGGTCAAAGTTACGCAGCAACAGGATGGTAGGATATCCCGTGCATGCTGACCGTCGCACGAGGTTCGCCGCCGCATGATGGATCTGTCCAGCTAAACGGATGGAATGGACATCGTAATCTCGCGGGACGCCGACAATCCCCTCCGGGTCGTAACTCCCAGTTCGGCGAGCTGCCCGCATCATCGCTTCTATATATTCGGTCTTGAACTCCGGGTCTGGGATTCGCACCGTGTCCAGTACGTCCAGCGCATGCCGGGCGATGAATACAATCTCGGTCAGTTTGGTGTTTCCGGTACCAGCGATGTCCGCTGTGAATAGTTCGACGATGTGCGCGTAGCTCTGCCTGGCCTCCGACTCTTCGCCAATATTCATGTAATTGATTGCCTTTTGGAGCGCGGCCGTGGCGACGTTCAGGCGCAGCCAGCCATCACTGCTCGACTGCCAGTACTCGATGATCTCGTCGCAGACCTCGATGCTCGCCCGTGTTTTCTGCAGGTTGTTGTGAATATCCTTGCCCTCGAGGAGAAGCCAGCTGAGGTCCATGAGCGCCTTGCAGCTCAGCCATTCCATCTCCGTCTCTCCACCTTCAGGGACTAACTCGACCATCCGCCTTAGCGACCTGGTCGCGTGTGCATGCAGCTCGGGCACCTGAGCTGCATCACGGTAGAGATCGGTGGCCCGCGAGATTGTCTTTCGGGCGAGGCTGTCGCCACGCGGTGCATACAAGCCGACTAGCCAATCGATCAAGATGAGGGAGTCGTCGAACCGGCCAAGCGAAATGCAGCGGTCGACCGTCGCGCTAATCCAGAAGTGCGCCAGATCCTCATCAGGCGCTGGCCCGGCCTCTCGGACGAGCGCCCGCACGGCGCGCATCAGCCAGACGTGAAACGAAGCATCCGCATCTGCCTGCTTCATCGCACCCTGACGCGCGAAGTCCCATCGTGCGAGGAGGTTGTCTACAGTCGCTTTCGTATCAAATTCGGGCATGGTCAACCCTTTCTGGTCGGGTAACCCGAGGGTCGATCGACCCTCGGGCTACCCGACCCACCATGACACAGAACCCACCAAGTAGGAGAGAGCGAAGATGACTGGTACCCACTGCTCGACGTAGGTCAGGGGTAAGTACTTGCGCCAGTAGCGGCCCTCGCCGAGCGCCCCCCACTCCGCCCGGGAGTAAGCAAAAGCCGGTAGTCGTTCCTCCAGGGCTCCGATCACGGAGTACTTGGCGGAGTTGAGCTGCCTGTACGAGCGCACCATGACGAACCATGCGGCGCATTGGGCGAGCAGGATGACCAGCCCGGCCAAAAGTAACAGGTCCGACATGTTGGCCAGCCTGCTGGAGGACATCGCCGCCACGGCCGCCACGGCTGCTACGACCGCGCTGTTGAGGGACAGGAAGAACGTGTTGGTCAGGTTGCGTCGGGAACTGACCCGGTCGGCCATCTCCACGCAGAGCTTGTACTGGTCGAGTATCGCCTGCAGGTACCGGTCGTTGGCCTCCGAATAGTCGGACGGGCCGACCGCCGTGTTCCACAACGCATCCCCGATGTCGCTCACGCCCCTCAGCATGGCCAACAGCAGAGACAGTTGCAATGCCGCTTTTGGTAGGCGGCGTAGGTCAAGTCAGGGCGCTGGCCGCTCCGACTGGTTCGTTGAGGACAACAGGGGTGACGGTGGTGTCGGTGAACAGCGCGGCGGTGGCGTCGGTGTGATCGCCGGCGAGGTAGATCCGTGTGGTAGCCCCGCGATGGTGGAGGGCCGATGATCGCGGCGTCGATGACTGTGATGCCGGTTGCGGTCAGCGTCGTGGCGATGTGGCGCATGCGGCTTGGGCTGATGGCGGCATCCCGACCACGACATCCAGTCGATCGGTTCCGAGTCCGACGGCAGCGGGCTGGAAGTCGCTCGTGGCCCCCAAACCGTGCACCCGGATTCGGTGGGAGCAAGCCGACCTACGGGGCCGGTCACACCGGTGTCCCAGATCCTCCAGGAGGCAGCGGTAGAGGTGCCGGTGACCGTCGTTGACGGCTCGGAGCCGATGGAGCTGATGGTCAGCCGCTCGGATGACTCTCCCCCCTGGAACGGCGGTGGGTCTTGTCCTGGCCGCCGCGGCGCTACTCGGCCTTGTGGTGGCCGTCGTACTGGTCACAGCCGACACGAAGCCCGAACTCGGCCCAGTGCGGGCCGAGACCGCCGCCCACCCCGTCCGCGCCGGATGTCATGGTCCCCACCGGGGCGACCGAGGCCGTGCTGTGCACCTACCCCACAGACGGTGACGCCCCATGGGATCTCGAGGCCACCCGCCGCAACACCAGCGACGTCACAGCGTTGACGGACTACTTCAACGAACTCGCCACCTCACCCCCACACGGGGACCATGCGTGCCTGATGAGCCTCCCGCCGGTGAGACACGCCGTGGTGTTCGGCTACCCCGGTCAACGGTCGGCGGCGATCCACCTCGGCTGTGTCTGGGATCGCGATGGCACGACCCGATACGGCGGTGACCTGCGAGAGGTCACCGCGCACTGGGGTGTGCGCTGGAACGAACGCTGACCATGTGGCCGCATCCCGCTCGCTCGGGCGGGACGCAGCCCGCCACCCGCCTACACAATCCCGAAAGTCGTGTAGGCGACAGCGATACTGGCCGGTCGTGCGGGTCCACGGCACGTACCGCGTGGTCGAGACTGCCCCGATGCGCCTACACCACGCCATGCCCGCCGCCGCGATCGTGTTGCTGCTCGCCGCCTGCAGCAGTAGCCCTGAACCCGCCGATACGCCAGCTTCTGGCCCGTCCACCCGCACCATCACCGGCACCATGGCCATCCAGGGCTGGCCGTCCGGCTGGGAGGTTGGCCTGGATTGCCACGGCGGCAGCCTGTCGCAGCGCGGCTGGGACGATCTGACCCCCGGCGTGCAGGTGGTGGTGACCGACAGCGGCGGCACAACCGTCGGCGTTGGCGCACTCGAGATCGGCAGAGTCCAGGCGGATCCCGAGCTGGGGGAGCCGTTCAAGGTGTGCGAGATGCCGTTCGAGGTGACGGGGGTGCCGGACGGTGAACGGTTCTACGGCGTCGAGGTGGGCCGGCGCGGCAAAGTCCAGTTTGATGATGCGCAGCTGAACACCACCATCCGGCTCACGATCGGCTAGACCGGCGGGCGCGACGGGTTCGTCACTGCTGTTGCCCTTCGATCAGACTGCTCCACGTCGTCGATGTGGTCGATGGCGGAACGGCCCGTCTGCTTGGCCAGGTCGATGGCAAGCGCCGCAGCGAGTCAGACGACCAGCAGCGGAACCGTGTGTCCCCGATAGGCGCCCGGGTCGCAGGTCACCACCACACCACGCATCAGCCGCGCCTCGTACACGGTGTGCCGAGTAGCCACGTCGCCGACCAGGTCGTGAATCTCGATAGCGACATGCGGATCAAGCGGCATGACCGTCAGCCCGGCAGTCAAGAGGACCGGCTCCCACATGCCGAACGATCCGCGGATCTTCCGGTTCGCGTCCGCGACGGCAGCCGCCGGCAGAACGACGGCCACCTCGTTGGCTTCCGCGCGGGTCATCAGGTCGAACACGGGCGGGTAGGCGTCGAACAGGGCGATGATCGCCGACGTGTCGAGGATGCGGGGTCTCACGCCACGGCCTGGCCGGCGTGGTCTCCGTAGATCCGGTCTGCGTCGCGCTCGGCGCGTTCCTCAGCCTCCCGCAGTTTCTGCTGTTCCTCGGGGGTGAGCGTCGGTGGCTTTTCGATGCCGAGGGCGTCGGCGAGTCTGCGGCGTACGAGGGGTTGGTAGGCGTCGCCTTCCTGGCCGTTGGCGTGGTAGTACTCAACCTTGGTTGCCGTGGGGGGCCAGGCGAGGTCTGTCCTGGACCGGATTTCGTCCTCGCTGAGGTAGCCCAGGGCAACAGCCACCTCGAGTGGGTTGATGCCGAGGGCGCGGCAGACGGCGCGAACTTGGGCGGGCTGGGGTGACCGGCTTTGGCCGGTCTCCCATCGCATGATGGTGTGCAGGGAGACGCCGGAGGCGTCGGCGACATCTTGTTGGCGTAGGCCACGTTTGGCCCGTTGCACCCGGAGGAGGCGCGCGAAGGCCGCCTCGTGTTCGGATTCGGGTCCGTAGGGCATGACGGCATGGTAGCGGTACACCGACGGCTGGGCGATGCATCTCGGCAGGGACGATTCGTCGTGCCGCAGTTAGTCGACGGCCGACCGCCGTCAGTATCGGCACCCGTCTGCTGCCGGTTTTCCTCAGCCAACGGCTTCTCGCACGCGGTGCGGGTCCGGTTGGACGGGGGTGGCCGCGAGTTCCATCATCCGCCCGATCAGGCCGGCGGCTACCGAGTCGAGGCCGGCAAGGTCGCGGGCCAGTGCGTCGGCTACGGCCTGTTCCGGCCATCCTTTGGCGAGCGCGGTAACGACGTGGCTGGCCAGGCGTCGCGACTCGATGACGGTCATGTCGCCTTGGTAGGGGGCGGCGAGGCGGACGGCGGTAGCCATGATGGCGAGGTCTGCTCGGGTTTTTGGATCATCCGTCTTTCCTTCCTCCTGCATGTTGGAGCGCGGCGAGGTGCCGCGTTCGACGGCGGGGGAGGAAGGGTTGTTCAAAGGATTTTTAGAAGGGCTTATTTGGGGGGTATCCATACCAGGGGTGGGAGAGGTATCCATACCGGGGGTGCTGGGGGTATCGGTACCACCCCCTGTATCGGTACCGGGGGTGGTACCCGTACCGGGGGTTGCTTCGCCCTTACCCTTGCCGCCCTTGTTCTCTCCCTCCTTGGACGGTTTCGGTCCGCGGATCTCCAACGCCACGTCGTACACCACGGGCCGCTGACCAGCGGGCACGCCGTTGCGCTCGGAAAGCGTCTGGTCGCCGCCTCCGATAGATGTGGCCAACACTTCGACGGCGGTAGCTACCTGCGCGGCGAGGGTGCCGTTGCCGCTGGCGGTGATCCACCAGCCAAATCCGTCGATGGCGTTGGTGGCTTCAATAAACTCGACTACCTGGGTGGCGAGGTGTTGAGGTGCGCCGCGCTTGATGACGAATCGCTGTAGCGGCCCAACGGGGTTGGGATCTTCGGTTGAAGACTCTTCGTCTCTCTCTCGATCGTCGTTGGGCCCGCTAGGTGCGGGCACCGATGTGCGAGCGTCAGAGAGAGAGGTTGGTGGTCGACTTTCTAATGGTCCTAATGGTTGCGTTCCACCATCGGAACTACCGGCGGCGGACGTGGAACTACCAGCTGCCGGTCTCGGAACTACCGTGGTTCCATCACCGGAACTACGGTTCGCCTGGCTGGTAGTTCCACCATCGGAACCACCGACGGGAATCGTCAGGCGGTAGAGCGTCGGCCGTCGACTCGCCTCACGGACCACGGTCAGCCACCCCTTCTTCACCAGGCTCGCCACGGCGGTGCTCACATTCGCCCGCCGTCCGATGCCCGCCTTGGCCATGAGTCGCGGGTAGGTCGTCCACGCGAGGTCAGCAGTCGCGCTCTTGTTGTCGTGTTCGTCGCGTGCGTGCCGTGCGTATGTCTCGGCGACGGCCTTCTCTTGGGCCGTCAGTTCCTCGGACTCCCACACGGCATCGCGGTAGATGTCCCGAAACCAACGCCCGTTCGGTCGGGGGGCGGTCATTGGTTCAGGCGGCTGCGACCGGTTCGGCCTGCGCGCGCTCCAGCTCGTTGAGCAGGACGGCCCACTTGCGGGCATGTTCGCCCCGTGGTTTGCGGGAACCGCCCTCCCATCGGCTGACGGTTGATTCGCTAACGCCAACGACGGCGGCTACGTGGGCCATGGTCAGTCCGGCACGCCGCCGGATCTTCTTTGCGTCGCCACTGCGAGCCTTCTTGTGGGCTTCGACGAGCAGCATGATTTCGCTTAGCTCCATGACCTGATCATTCCTTACTGTCACATGCAGGTCAAGCTGTAAGTGCTTACATGGCAAGGGTCATGCAAGCTGGCGGTGTGGCAAAGTTTGTCCGTGCCGTCCGGACAAGGCGGCCCTTACATGCGCGTAGCCTGCTGTCATAAGACAGTTAGGGGTTTGACATGCCACGGAGTGCCGCTAGCCTTGCGGCCCAGCTCAGAGACGACATTCGCTCGGGCAAGCTGCAACCCGGAGACACACTGCCGTCCATCACCGAGATGATGGCCGAGCACGGGATGGGGCGGGGCGCTGTCCAGCAGGCGCTAGCCACACTGCGCGCCGAAGGTGCCATCATCTCCCGACAGGGGGCTGCCAGTACCGTCCGTGAGCCGTTCACCCGCATCGTCCGCGAGTCGCCGGGACGCGTGTCGAAGAAGCAGTGGGGGAGTGGCAAGGCGATTCAGGACAAGGACACCGGGCAGCGGTGGCGCGACGTTGACGCCCGCGTTGATGAGGTGCCGGCCCCCGCGTTCGTGGCGGAAGCGTTCGGCATCGACGCTGACTCGCCGGTCGTGCGCCGGTTCCGAGTGTTCGAGGTCGACGGCCGACGTGTGCAACTCGCCGAGTCGCACATCCCTGTGGACCTGGCCCGGGGGACCGCGATCGTCTACCACGACACCGGCCCGGGTGGGACGTTTGGCAGGCTGGCCGATCAGGGCTGGGGGCCGGATGAGTTCACGGAGCGGATCGTGGGCCGCCCTCCGCTTCCGGATGAGGCCGAACTGTTGCGGCTTCCTCGGAGTAAGTCGATGGTTCTGGAGATCACGCGGTTTGCGCGGTCTAAGGGGCGGTGCGTGGACGTGACGCGGATGGTGCTTGACACGGAAGCGTACGAGGTGGTGTACAACTTCTCCGCCTAATTGGCATGTGCACCCTTGACTTTCACATGCCAGTTTGGCAAGGTTAGTGCTGCAAGGAAAAACCCCCACACCGGCTCAAGTCTTGGCGGACGACCGGTGCAGGGGCCCCAACGGACTCCCCGAAGGGAACCGCTATGCAGCAGGGTACTGCCGCGCGCCCAGATCCCGTTACCAGGCCCTACGGCCGGTACGAGCTCACCGCCCAAATCACCGTTGACGGCGGCTACTCCATCACCACCATGACCCGCACCGGCGGCAACCGGGAGCACGGCCTGTGCTTCACCGTCGTCGACCGGGACGCCTACCGCACTATCTACGCGGTTATCCGCGAAGGCGGGCTCAACAACGTTCACCCCGCCGGGGTTCGTGACGCGATATGCGACGCGTTGACCCGTGACCTGCACGAGGCGCAGCGCCGTCGTGACACGGACAGTCGGGTGCGGGCCGACTACCTTAACGACCTGCTGGACGGGTTCGAGTCGCCCGTCAACACCGCCAAGGTCGACGAGCTGATCGAGTCCCTGTCGCAGACGACCCGCCCGCGTACCTTCCGCGAGCTACGGGACACGCACGCCGCTGCCGCCGCCCGCGACCGCGCCCAGCGGAAGGCGGCCCGCCGATGACCGCACACCCCGCCTGGTGCCAGCCCAACACCTGCACCACCAGCGGACCCGACACCACCCACCGCCACCTCATCGGCACCATCGCCGGCCTCGACGTACTCATCCAGCGCACCGACACCACCCGCGACGACGGCAGCCACCTGTACGGGCCCACCGGCGTCCACATCGTCACCGAAGGCCGGAACCGCCTGACCGAACACCTGGACACGCTGCACGCGCTGCTGACCGCAGCCGAACTGTTCGCCGACCAGGTTGAGGGGGTGCGGTGATGACCGCCGCGACCGGCACGACGACCACGGTCTTCGTTCCGTCCGACCCGGACTGGTGCGTCGAGTGCCACATCCCCGACCTGGCGGCGGGGGTGGTCGACCACTGCTCCCGCACCTGGAAGGGCTCCGACTGGCACGAGGAGGCGACCTGGAAGATCCAGGTCACGCAGCGGGTGCAGCAGGGACCGGACGGCACCGTCATCGAAGGTTTGGCGGTGATCGACGTGATCGGGGTGGAGGGCACCTACGGGTCGACGGCGGATCTGGTGTTGGCGCTGATGCTGGCGCAGCAGGTCGCCGACCGTATCAACGCCGCGAGGCGGGGCGCGTGATGTCGCCGCAGGCCAGCAGCGACACGTCGAAGGCGGTGATCCACCGGGTGCGCCGCCGCAATCACCAGCTGCGCGTCACGTACACGGATGGCCGGAAGGTCGAAGTACCAGCCGCGGTGAACGGCCCCTACCGGTCGCCCGTGTCGTACGGCTACGACAGCGGCGCGTACACGACAAGGCCGGTCCGGTGAACGCCTGGTGGGCTCGGGTCCGCGCAGGACACGAGACCCGCAACGACTCGCCCAGCTACGACGACTTGAAGCCCACCAGCCGCGACGAGCTGCCGGCCGACCACGGCACACACCCGCTGTGGTGCCACCGCCGCCACCACGACGGCCCGTGTGTCATGTCGACGGCCGTCACCGACCCCGCCGGTGTGCGAGTGAAGGTGACCGTCACCTTCGATCGGGACGCAGACCGGCCGGTGCCGCAGGTGTCGGTGCAGGTGGGTTCCCGGGTCGCCCACCTGGACGGCGGTAAGGCCGGTAACGCGGTGCTGCTGCTCGGGTCGTGGCTTGCCCCCACCGCCCTACCCCACGCCACGGCCGGGGTCGAGTGATGGCCGGTGAGGTGCGATCGCTGGCCGCGCAGCGGGACCGGCAGCAGCGGGACAAGGACAACCGTAACGCCGTCGAGGTGGAGCGGATCCGCGACGGCCTGCGCAAGAACAGCAGCAGCAAGTAGCAGATCGGGCGGCCCCGTACCCCGATTCCGTGCCCGGGGCCGCCACCGAAGGCACCCCCGAATCCAGGGAGAAATCCTCATGTTCACGAACGCTTCAGTCACCATCGGCCACACGACCACCGAGATCCGCCCGACCCGCACTATCCGCGGCGCCGACGGGGAACGGCAGACCGTTCGGGTGCGGGCCGGCCGTGGCACCGCCCGCCGGTCCGCCATCAACGCCTCGATGGGCTGGCGCTGATGTGTACCGCCTGCCGGGTGGTTCTCGCCGTGCCGGGTGAGGCGTGGTGCATCGACTGCGCCGAAAACGTGGACCCGGGCGATTTCGTCGCCGGCGTGCACGCCGGCGACGAACTGCCCGACCCGGACGAGTGAGCGCCGGCCGTTAACCCGCGTCACAGCAGGCAGGGAACCACAGCAAATCAACCCTTGGAGGGCAACATGCGCTACTTCGTCGCCTACAGCCACGTGGCCGGCAGCAGCAGCGGCTTCGGCAACTGCATCCTCCGGACGCTACGCACCATCACCACCGCCGACGACCTTGTAACGATCAGCCAGCAGATCGCGGCCACACAGGGACTCAGCAACGTGGTCGTCATCGGCCTGACCCCCCTTCCCGACGGCGAAGAGCAGCCGGCCTGATGCGCGCCCACCCGCACGCCAACCTTGCCCGCACCGCGCGGACCTGCCTGTGAACCCGCAACTGTGGTCGTGGCTGCTCACCGCCGTCGGCGTCACCGGCCTGTACCTCGCCGGCCGCCGCAGCTCGTGGGGGTGGGCTGTCGGGATCGGCGCCCAAGCCCTGTGGCTCGCCTACGCGGTCCACACCCGCCAGTGGGGATTCCTCATCTCCTGCGCCGCCTACGGCTGGGTGTACGCCCGCAACTTCCGGCAGTGGCGGGCCGACAAGCCTGAGCCCGCGCGGCAGCCCACCCGCCCATCTGCGATGTGAGCCTGCCGGGCCGGATCGTGCACCACCGGCCCGCGCGGGGTCGCCGCAGACGCGAACGACCACCCCTCAACGAAGGAGTAACACATGGCGAAGAACACCAGCAGCAGTGACCGGGCGCAGCAGGTCGGGCAGACGATCCGCGCCACCGCCGACCTTCCCCCATCGAAGCGCACCACCGCCGTCGACACCGCCCTCAACGGCGGCAACACCGGACGTAAGTGAAGCCGGCGGGGTGCGGTCACGCCCTCGACAAGCCGACCGCACCCCGCCCCGATCCCCAACCAGAGGATCACCCCACACGGCGATTCGAGCGCCGCAGGGGTGGCCGACCCACACCTCCGAAAGGAGGGGCCGACCTTGAACCTATTCAAACAGAAGGCAGACGCGTTCCTGCACGCCCAACGGGACGCCAACAACAACCCGACCCCCGCCAACCAGCAGCGGCTGGAAGCCGCACGAAAGGCACTCAAAGCGACGCCGCAGGTGAAGGCCGCCAGCGACGGCATGGCCTGGCGGACGAGTTCGCGGGGCAGCTCCCCCGAGTGGCGGCAGCGATGAGTCGGGCTGACTTTCAGGCGGGGGCGGCATCGTACGGCCGTCGCCCCCGCCGGGTCCGCTACCAGCCCCCGGCGGCCGTGTGCGTGTGCGACACCGACACCACCGTGGACGTCTGTCCGCAGAACTGCCCCACCCGCGATAACGAAACCCAATCACTGATGCCGGATTCCGCCCATCCGACCGCCCCGACCGGAGGTAGCCGTGAGCACTGACCGAACTTTTACCCACCCGTCCGTCCTGGCCGCCATCGCCGCTGGTGAGGCGTGGGCGGATCCGATCATGGACCCGACCGAGATCGATTGGGCCGAGAGGCAAGCCCGCGCGGCGATTCCCTTCGAGGTCGTTGACGGGCGGCCGGTCAACCCGGGTGAGTCCACGGGGATCCGGTACGGGCGGAACCAGCTCGGGCATTGGGGCGAACAGCTCTGCGCTGACGCCATCGTCACCGCAGTCGACTCCGAGGGCGTCCCTCGGTTGCTGATGATCGAGCGCGCCGACGGCCACGGGTGGGCGCTGCCCGGCGGGTGTGTCGACCCCGGCGAGGGGCCGGTGTGGGCCGCCATCCGAGAGCTCCACGAAGAAACCGGCCTCAGGCTTCCGTTCGGGCGCGGGCACTTCGCCGCGTTGCCCGCGCGGCTCGTGCCCGATCCCCGCGCCTCTGACGAGGCGTGGATGGTCACCGTCCCGGTCCTCATCGGTCCTCATCGCCCCTACCAGGGATCGCAACGATGAGGCGTGGATGGTCACCGTCCCGGTGCACCTGGACTACGGGCGGCCGCCCAAGCTGCCCCCGCTAGCCGGCGCCGACGACGCCCGCCGCGCCGACTGGCTTCCCGCCGACGACTACGACTGCCTGCTGACCCACCTCGACGTGCTGCACGGCGGCGTGGTGTTTCCGGCCCACCGGGACCTGCTTACCGCCGTGTTGAACGGAGGTGTGTGATGCCGACCTGCCGTTTCCCGACGCTGGCCGGTGTCAGCATCCGCGCCACCGGCCGCTCCACTATCAGCAGCGACCGGCACGGCACGGTGGTGTCCTACACCGGCCACCTGATCATCAACGGCCGCCAGGTGCTCTCACCGAAGCAGATCCGCGACGACTGGGCCACCCGAGGCACGGCCGCGCTGCAAGAGACGGACCGCACCGAGCACAGCGACCCGTACGGGCACGCCTGGGCCAAGGGCGTCTGCGGCGCCTACGCGACGGCGAAACAGCTCCTTGACTCCTGGTTCAACGATGTCGGTCAGCTACCGCTGACCGACATCGTTGCAGGCATCAAGGTTGCCCGCGCGGCGCTCTTCGACAACACCCCGGCCGACGTCACCGCCACCGACCGGGTGAGCGTCACGGCCGCCGCGGAGATGCTGCTGTGTCTCGCCGACGACCTGGCCGCCACCGCCACCTACACCTGGGACGAGGAGCGATGACTGCCCCCACCGTCACCAGTGCCCCCTCCGCAGAGTCAATCGGCCCTGACCCGCACGACCAGCCCACAGGGGCCGGTCACCCGGATACACCCGCCGCTGAATCGGGGTGCCGCCGGACCACACCTCGCGGCGGTGCCGAGCAGGCTGCCAGCATCAGCGCCCAGCTCGCGGCGAACGAGCCAGTCACCGTCGAGATCGCCGGCCACGGTAAGGGCTGGTGGGTGGTGGAGGTGGGCGACGGCACGTACACGGTGATGCGAGACGGGTCGACGCTCACCGTGGCGTGGGCTGACGTGCCCCTCGGCGGGTAGCTCTCCCGCACATCTACCACTCTAGAGTGATTCCTACTACCGTAGGGTGATGGAGAAGCCGATGAACGCCACGGAGCTTGCCGAGCTGATTGCCAGCCTGCCCAAGAAGCCGCCTGCCGCGCGTGCACGGCAGGCGCGCGATCTGATCGATGAGGCGAAGCGGGTGCTGTCGGTGACCGCTGATGCGGCGGTGCATCAGGCGACGCGTGACCGGTCGTATGCCGAGGTGGCGGCCGACCTGGGCGATTCTGTCGCTGCGGTGAACAAGGCGGTTTCGCGGCATCGGAAGCGGGTGTCAGGTCAGGAGCAGTGAAATACCCTAGGGTATTGATATATCTAGCACCCTAGGGTAATGTCAAGGCATGCCCGGTGACACGGGTGAACACAACTCCACAGCGGACCCGCGCGAGCGGGACATCGGGGCCACCCCAGCGCCACGGGGCGCGAAGGGCAGCGCGAACACCCAACCCACCCAGGGAGGCCCCATGTCCATCACCATCACCCCCAACGCCGCCGGATCGCCGAAGGTCAACATGGCCAACGGCAACGCCGCACAGGTCTTTGACCTGCTCGGCCTCACCTTCGACGGCGACTGGGGCACCACCACCGGCCCGGACTTTTTGGGCCGCGTACTACTCGCCCTCGCCTTGATCGACACCACCACGGATGGTGCCGGACGACCCGAAGTGGTCGACGGGCGCTGGACGTCAGGGGCACGTCGACCCGGCTACCTCGCCGACCGACTGGCCGAACTGCACGACCTGGCCGTCTGGGCGGTCGAGCGAGGCGCGGACGTCGACTGGTCCTGAGGCCAGTGCCGCCGCGCGGGTCCGCCACCACCACACGAAACCTCACCACAAAGGAGCGGGATACGTCCGACCAGATCACCTCCCAGGACATCCTCGACGGGATCCGGCGGCTACCCGCTGGGACGTACACGGCCTGGGGCATCGAATTCGAGGGGATCTACGGCACCCACTTGACACCCGCCCCGGACCGCGAGCGCGCCGAGCGCTACCTTGCGGAACTGCTGTCAGGGCGTGGCATCCAGGGGCGGATGGTGTCCCGCACCGTCGTCGTATCGGACGGCGGGTGGCAGTGACGCTACGCGTCTATCGATGAGGTGGGGCCTGCCGGCAGGCCCCACCTCATCAGCGCAGCCGGGCTGGCACTCGCCGACCACCGAACGCGAACGCTGCGAGGATCGCAACTGAACTCAACGACCTGCGAGCGGAGGAAGAGTGACCGCCCCGGACTTTCACAACATCACCGACAACTGCACGATTGAGCCCCGGACCGGATGACCGGCCGGGGCTCCGTTCGCCATAGCTGCTACCCGCCTGCGGGCGGATCCACCGCAGCAGATTCCGACGGTAGCAACGTAGGCGATGGCGGCGTCTCAGACGGCGGCACGGGCGTAGCAGGCGGACCCAGCGGCGGCAACTCCTTCGGCTTCCCCGAAACGCACGAATCCACGAAAAACGCCTCCACTGCCGTCTTCCACTCCTTCTCATCCATCACAGTTCCACCGTCACCAGGGGCGTCATCGTTCATCGCATGATGCGCAGCTTTGCACCGCTCTGCGTCAGGGCTTCCCTCAGATGCTGCGATCAGCGAGTGGGTTTCGGCGCCCCGCACGGCGACTGTCCGCAGGTAGTCGCGGCGATCCTCGTAGCTGGTAGAGCAGCCGGTAAGCGCGAGGGTGAGGGCTGCCCCGGCCGCCGGTATGGCATGACGAAGTCTCATGTGCGCAGAGTAGAGGGATCAATGCAGCCCGTCATCACCGCTGCTGTGGTAGCAGCATGTCCCGCCACCGCCAAGCCAGGTCCAAACAACCGGCACCAGCGGGGGCGACACGCCCAGACCCGAGCAGCCCCCGCACACCCTCAGCCGTGAACGGAAACCGTTCCGCCACCACCTGGCCCTCGTCGTTACGGTCCACGAAGTCGTAGGCGAGATGGTCGAACACGTCGGCGTCGACCACCAGCACGGTCAGAATCTCCCCAACCAGCGTGAGCGCATCCAACGCCACACCCAGACACCACACCCGGACCCGGCCCGCGTCGCGCGCCTCGTCGAGCACCCCGAACGGGCCCGACGTGTAGTCGACCGGACGGCCGTGTCCGTCGGCCTCCGGCATGCCCAGCAGTTCCTCGGCAAGCTCCCGCTGAATGTTGCGCCACAGGTCGAAGTCGGCGGCGCGAGCGGCCGGCAGCAGACTCGACGGCTGGAAGATCCCCGACGGGATCACCTGCAACATGCCCCCAGCGGCAGCCACAGCCCGAGGGTCACGGCGGTGCATCAAAAACTCAGCCGAATCCCCGTCACGCCTGATGGTCAAGGTGGACACGGCCGGCATCACCGGACGCCGGCCGAGGTCGAACGGGGAGCCGACCAGACGGCGGAACGGCAGGTCACGCAGCGACGGAACCGGCACCGGCCGCCCGTCCGCATCCAGCGCCACGTAGGCCAGCTCGTGCGCCAGCGACTCGAACACGTCCGCGAACCCGAAGTACGTGCCATCCCCGAACGCCAGCGAACCCGCCGACCAGTCAACACCAACAAGCCGCCAGGCGTGCCGGTCCTCAAACAGGCGCGGCCTCGCCAAATCCCGCACCGCCGTCGTGTACCTCGGAAACGGGCGCATCAGCGACTGATCCGGCAGCAGCCGAGCCGCCTCACGCTCCGACCCATCCAACACCGACAGCGGCGCGTCAGGAACCTCCATCAGCTTCACCGCAGACAGATCGACCGGGCCGTCCGGAATCCATCCCTCACCGGCGATCAGCCCCGTGTCCGCCAGCTGCCGGTCTGGATACAACCCGGCCGCCACCTGGGCTAGTTGGTGCCGGTTGGCGTTCAATGCGGCACGGGTGGCCCGCCAACGATCCTGCGACTCCACCACCCGGGAATCCTGCTCATCTGCCACAAACCAGTCCTCTACGCTCGACCTGGGACGCGGCGCCGGGGGAGTGGCAGGCAACCCGAGGTCGGCCACCTTCACACCGAACACCCCCGCCAATAGCCGCCGATACCGCAGCGACGGGGCAACCTCCCCGCGCTCCCACCGACCCACATGCGCCTCAGTCACAGCCGGACCAAGCCGGTCCGCGACCTCCCGCTGTGTCAACGAACACGCTTCCCGTAGCACGCGAAGCCGATTCGTCTCATCCGTGGTGGTGGTCATCGTTTCCGCCCCCGTAGGTCAGCGCAGCACCATCCACACCCCAGCGTATGACCGGGCGCACCCCAATGCGGACCGGTTGGCAGGCCGACGGTGCGTAGATGGCGTTCCAGCGGGCTGCTGGCCCGACCACGCTCAACCCGACAGCGCACCAGCGTGCCGGCAGGGGAGTGGACATGGCTCAGCGCGGATCCTCAGACTCGCCGTGGAACTCGCGTCGAGCCTCCTCCAGTAGGCGCAACACATCCTTCGGGTTGCACTCCCGCTGCGGCTTCTGCGGGGCGCCGGGAATCTTCCGATGCCCGATCACTCCCTGTTTCACCAGCGTGTGGACCTTGGTGCGCCCCATGCCGAGCAGGACCGCGACCGGCCCGGTTTTCAACCATTCGCCGGCACGCACTCGGGCTTCAAGCTCGGCGACCTCGTCGCGGTTGTCGTCGTCCCCCATCGCCCCTGCTCTCCGCCGCTGGATTTTGCGGTGAGCGTACCCACCGTTCCCGGTGTTCGCGATCACCGCTGTGTTCATAGATGCCTCTCCGTGTAAGTCATGCTAATGTTCGCACTGTTCTAGCTTGTCGAACTGTTCGCACTATGGCACGGTCTAGTGGAGAACGCGAACCCCAACCAGAGGAGGCGAGGGCCGGTGACCATGCAGCCCGTCACGTACATCGACCCCGGAGTGCAGGTGTCTGACGAGCCCTACACCCCGGGCACGCGCGGCTGGCTCGACCCGCTCACCGACAACGCCGTCACCTGGTTCAACAACTCCGACAACACGATGACCGCCGTCGCCATCGCCCTCGGCGGCATCCTCGCCGTCAAACTGCTGCGGCGCCGCCGCAAACCCGCCACCGAACGCAAAGCCGACGACCTCACCGCCGCCGACCGGGCCATCACCCGCATCGTCGCCACCATCGCCACCGTCGTCGTAGCGCTCGGCATGTGGGAGTTCTTCACCGAGGTCATCGGAATCCACTGGACGCTGCGGCTCGTCCTGTTCGCATTCATCGAACTCGGCATCTTCGACGCCAGCCGCCGCGCCACCCGCCACCTTTACCGCCACGGCGACCTCGGCCGCGCCCACCGGGCCGTGTTCGTCCTCGCCGGCATCTCCGCCAGCCTCTCCGCCGTCCACGCCGACAGCACCGACCTGCGCCTGTTCCGCATCGCCGCCGCAGGTGTCGCCGCCTACATGTGGTACGAGAGCCTGATCGAGCAGCGGGACATCCTGCACCACCGCAACCCCGGCAAGTACCCGCCGCCCACCAGCCGCGGCATCCCGTGGCGTCGAATCGCCGTCACCCTCGGCCTAGCGGAACCAGCCAGCATCAGCGTGTCCGAGGTCGCCACCCTGCGCCGCATGGATCGGCTGTCCCGGCTGCTCAACCACTTCCACAACACGACCCGCGCCAACCCCAAGCCGGGCCGCATCAAGCGCCTCTACATCGCGTGGCTCGGCTGGCGAGTGATGCGGCAGACGCAGGCCGCCTGCAAGTGGATCGACCTCGCCGAGAACCCGGACGTCCGGGCGCAGCTGCTGCGCCGCCTGTCGATCGTGCGTGGCATCGTGGAAGCGACAAAGCCTGACGCCGTCACCGGTGACGCCTGGGCGAAGGTGACGCAGATCCCGCCCGGTGACGCCGACCGGCACCGTCACATCATCGACGTCGAACCGACGCAGACGCCCCACCGTGACGCCAGCAGTGACGGCGACGTGGAGACGCCCACCGTCACCGTCAGCCGCCCGCAGACGCCCGTCACCACCGTCGCACCCGTCACCGAAGCCACCACCACCGACACCGTCACTCCAACCGCCAGCAGCAGCAACGTCACCGTCAAACGCACCCGTACTGACGTCACCGCCGTCCGCCCCCTCAGCCGCGACCTCATCGACGAGCGATTCCGGGACTGGACCGTCAACCAGGTCCGCGGCTACGCCGCCAAGAAGGCCCGGCAGGTAGTCGACGGCGGCGGCAGCAAGCGGGACGGCATGAAGGTATTTCTGCTGCTCTGCATGGCTCTCGGTGTGGAGCCGGCCGGCACATGGATGGCTGAGGCGGTGGAAGGCGCCGAGTCGGCGGCCCGCACCAACCGGCCCAAGTGGCTGGCTGAGTTGGCCGTCGCGGACGCCGAGCAGATCCTGCGCGCCGAACACGACCGGATCGTGGCCGAGCTGACGGCAGGTGACGGACGTGACTGACGCCCTCGCGCTTCCCGTCATCTCGACCCGCTACGGCCGTCACCCCGCCGGCGACCTCCACGACGTGGCCGCCACCGGCATCGACGCTGACGCCGTACTGGCGGGCGGAGCGTCAGCCCGCCCACAGCGCCGTCACATCGCCCGCACCGTCACCCGTGACGCTGACGCCCGTCATGCGGCGCGCGTCACCTGATCGCCGACGACCGTCACTGGGAGGACTGACCGATGACCACTGACGCCTTGCCCGCCGCCACCATCCGACCCTCCGCCACGCCCGCGACCCAAACCCGAACCGTCACCGACAGCGGCAAGCCCGCCCGCCGCGCCCACAGCCGGGGCGACACCAGCCTGAACCGCGTCATCACCGTCATCGTCGCTGGCAACAGCCTCGCCGGCCTGGCCGGATACGCGCTGTCGCAGCTCACCTGACCAGTGGAAGAAAGGAAGATCGATGCCGAAGCTGTACGAGTTGCGAGCGTTCCGAGGTGACCGGCCCGTCCGCACCACGGGGCGGCTGCTCGTCACCCTCGACCTCGACGATCCGGCCAGCGTCAACGACCTGCTCACGAGGCACCTGATCGCTGTCGCCGAGCGCGACGGCGTCCACCGTCGGGAAACGCACCTGTACCACGTGGACCTGCACCAGATTCGGGGCGAACACGTCGACCGGGAGCCGTTTTTCCAGTTCAGCGCGCCGGTGGAGGCGTGATGTCGGTCAAATCCCTGCGGGCCGCCGCCGACAACCGGACCACATGGAGCGTCGGTCGTATCGCCGCTGCCGAGTCCCCGTACGAGCGTCTGCGGCACGCCCTGGAGTGGGTGATGTCGGAGGCGCGGGCCATGCGACGGGCCGATGTTGACGGGGTCGTGGAGGCGATCACGCGGGTTGCCCGCGACCTGAACGAAAAGAGCCGACCGTGACGGAGAGTGTTGTGACACTGTCAGATGTCAGTGCCGTCGGCGGATCGGACAGCCCGCGCGCGTCTGCGCGCGCGAGAGTCAAGCCGAGTGTAACCCGCCGTAACCGTGTAAGGCGACTCAGGACAGCCCGTCCCGTCGTCGCGGCACGGCGTGTCGGCCGGGTCATGTACCTGGATGCGGCCGACTCGTGGATCGTCCGCGAGTCCACGCCATCGATTCGCGTGGTGTGGCGCACCGACTACAGCGCCACCACGCCCGAGTTTGCACCGTACCGGCGGTGGTGCCGCGCCTACCGCTACCCGGCGGTCGCCGCCGCCGCCGCCCTCGACTCCGCCAAGTGGATGCTCATCCACCCCGTACGCGGGCCCCTGTTCATCGCCACCAGCGTCGGCGTCGCCGCCGCCATCCGCTAACCCCCGAAGGAGGAACACATGAAGGCTCTCGCGTGGATCGGTTTCGTCATCGCCATCATCGGCGGCGCCGGCCTGGTCGGTGTCGGTCTCGCCTCCGCCGTAATGATCATCGCCGTGTTAAGTGCCCTGATCATTATCGGCATCGACGTCGCCAAGGACCGCAAGCCCGACCAGTACGCCGTCATCGGCGCGTTCGTCCTGCCGTCCCTACTCGTGTCCATCGACGGATCGTTTCCCGCCTGGATCAGCGACAAGCTCGGTGACCTGTGGGGTTGGGCGTCGGACCACATGGGTGACTGGGTGGGCACCAGCACCATCGGCCTTGCCCTCGCGGCCGTGGCGATCTCGTTCCTCGTGTCGACCCGCACCGACGCGTCGTCACGGATGGGCCGATAGCCGATGATCGAGCTGATTTTGGGGGCAATGGTTGTGTCCCTGTGGGCGATGACCATCCCCGGTGTCGTCGCCGACGCCGTCACCACCCTGAAGGCCGCCAAGGCCGGAGAGTGGGGGCTGATCGACAAACAGCGGGACCGCAAGGCCGCCCTCGCGTCGGCCCGCCGCGAGGCTGTCGCGAGGGCGTGGAAGGCCACCCGAGCTCGCCGTAACCGTCAGGCTGGTGGCACCGGCGAATACCGGCCCGGCCTGGGCGCCTACCTGTCGGACGTCTACCACGGGCTGTGGGAAGACCAGTTGGAGAAGCGGCACGCCAAACGCGCTGCCCGGCCCCCGGTCGGCCCAGACGGTCAACGTGCCCCGGAGGGGCGCATCGACGCCGCCGTGCGGCGGAAGGTGCAGGCCAGCCGCGAAAAGCGGGGCATGGCCGGCAGGGCGTGGCGCACCCTCATCGATCCGGTGGGAGACAACCAGCAGCCGCAACCTGCCGCCCCCGCCGTGGTCGACGAGCAGCCAGTATCGGACGCACCCCGCACCGCCTGCCCCGTGTGCGGTGACACCCTCACCGCGGGCGACGGGTCGTGGATGCATCCGGCCGAATCGACGTGCCACACCGCCCGGCGGGCCGACGGCGGCCACCACGTGCCGTCGCAGGTCAGCGTCGCCGCCGCAGACCTGTACCGGGTAAACCGCGAACGCGGCTACAGCGGTGCGCTGGGAGAAACCGAAACCGCCCGCGGCCTGCGCGCAGCGTTCGGTGACCAGTACCCGGACTACGTGTACGAGCAGGCCGCCGCCGACGCCACCCACACTCCCGCCCCGCCCGGCGGGTGGATGCCCCAGCACGACGACATCGTCCGGGCCGCCCACGAGGCCCTCCAGCAGCCCGGCGACATTGCCGCCGCCGAGACCGCCGTGCGTCGGCAATTCCCCCACATCCACCCAGAGGCCGTCAGCGAGGCGGTAGCCATGACCGCCGAGGTGCGGGCCATGCGACACCGCGAAGCCAGCCGCACCGACAGCAACTGCGATAACGGAGGAACCATCATGGCCAACACCAGCGACCTGGTCACCTACAACCAGGCTGTCACCGGACACGAGACCGCCCTGGCCAAGCTGCGCGCCCAGCAGGCCGAGGCTGCCGCATTCGAACAGCACATCACCGCTGTCGCCGCCGCCGTCGAAGCCATGGACGGCAACCGGTCCGAAGTCACTAACGCCCTCGCGCCGCTCGCCGAAGGGCTGGAAGCCTCCCGGTACGGGGGCGACGCCACCCAGGGTTCGGCGGAGGCCGCCACCACCCTCACCGCCGGCACCATCGCCGAAGTGCAGGAGCACATCGAGGCCGCCCGCGACCGCAACCAGCAGTGGCAGGCCGAACTAGACGCCTCCCTCGAGTCGGTGCAGGCGTCGTTGCAGCACATCAAGTCGCAGTACGGGGAGGCTGCGGCGGCAGTGCAGGAGACAGGTGTGGACGCGCGGGTGTTGGAGGAGCACTGAGAGTCCGGCCCCATCGGTGCAGGCCGGCGGCTCCATGCTTCCGGCCTGTGCCGTAACCGCCGGAACTCGGCCCAACCGAGGGAAGTGACTGCTGATGACGACTACTGAGGTGAGGCCAGTTCCGCTGCCGCCACGACCCGCGGCGGGTGGGCGGATGCCACCGCTGGACGGGGCGTCCGGGTGGGCGCGGGTATGGCTCGACGCGGACGGCATTCCCCGCCAGTCGCCGTATCCGGTGCCGGTGGACGCCGACAACCGGCGTACCGCCCACATTCGGCACCGCTGCTCCCGTGGCCGCATCGAAACCATGATCGAAACCGAGGATGGACGACCGCCGTCAATGCAGGTGGCGCCCTGTGACCGGATCATGTGGCTGCTGCCTGATACGGCGACCCGCTACTGCCCGGATCACGGCTGCGAGATGACCGCCGAGAACGAGTCGAAGCCGCGGGGCGGTCTTCCGTGGCGACGGGTATGGAACGCCGCTGACGAGCGAATCCGCGTCGCCGGTGTCGCCGTAGCCGTGGGGGTAGCGGGGGCTGTCAACGACCGCGCCGATCTGCCGTGGTGGATGGAACTGGCCGAGTGGTCGCTGCTGCCCGGCGCCGCGTGGGCCGTCTACCGGGTGACGAACTGGTGGCTGTTGCGCGACGACGTCAAACACAACCGATTCGATCCGGCCGATGAGGTGGCAGGGAAGCGACGTCGCCGGTTGGCTGCGAGGCGTGCCCGTGCCGCCGCGTACACGGCCGCTGCGGCTGTCGGGTGGGAACGTGCCGGCGACATCGCGGACTGGACCAGTAGTCCCGGGGGTGTTGCCCTGTTTGGTGGGCTGCTCGCTGGCCTGGCTGTCGTCGGTTCTCGCCCCTATCTGGCGCACACCGATTCAACGCGGACCGCTGATGCCAAGCCAGCCGAAACGCCCGTCGAGGTGACACCTCAGCCGCAGATGGTGGACCGTCCACCCGGGGTCGCGGCAGCCCAGCGGTGGGTTGCCGACGACCCAAACGGTGCGGTGCCGAACACGATCCTGCTACCCGAGTCGTATCGGGAGGTCGTAGGCGGATGGGGCATCATCATCCACGCCACCAAGCCGGGGGCGGTCGCGATCGACATGCTCACCGACCAGTCCGCGAAGGGCAGGCTGCGGGTGATCGCCGGCACATTCGGCGTAAACCGCAAGTTTTTTAACTTCGTGGAGCAGGACGACCCCAACGACGTGCTGATGCTGGTGCAGCCGAACCCGCCGCTCGCCCAGGCCAAACTATGGGCGGGTCCGGACTCCATCGACGTCGAGCGCGGTGTGGCGCTGACCGGCTACTTCATCGACGGCTCCCACATGTGGGAGCCGTTCATCAAGTACGGCTGGGGTTCCCCGTCGAAGATCGTCACCGGCACCACCGGTTCCGGTAAGTCAGAAAACCTGCGCAAGCAGCTCGTTATCGAACGCTGGTTCGCCCACACCGACCCGACGACGGGGCAGAAGCACGGACTGTTCGCCTCGTTCCTGCACGACTTCAAGCGCTACGCCTCGTACGGCGAATTCCGCCGAGCCGTGCACGCCGCCGGCTGCACCGTCGAGGACGCCTACATAATGCGGGACGCGCTGATGCGCGAGCTGGACCGCCGCTACGACATGATCTCGTCCCACCAGTGGCGCGACCGGAAGGGTCGCCTACGCGAAGGCGGCATCGACTGGGATCCGCGAGTCCACGGGCCAGTGCTGTCGTGGACCATCGACGAGTTCCACGAGATCGCCACGGACAAGGAGTTCATCGGCCCACTGGAACTGATGGCCAGGAAGATGCGCGCCTGCGGCATCCGCATCACCATCGGCACCCACATGGGAACCCTCGGCGACACCGGCTCGCGGGGTCTACGGGACATGCTCGCGGGCGGCTATGCCCTGCTCGGGCGCACCACGGACGGCCTCACCTCCGTTGTCACCGGTGGCATGTTGACCGCCGACCCGCGTCAGTTGCCGAAGCTGCCCGGGATGTGCCTGGTGGCGGACGGGGAGCAGCAGACGATGCATGCCCGCCAGTCGTACATACCGGCGGACGAGGACGCGCCGATGAACGTGTACGACCTGCTGTTCGATGACGACAACAATCCGATTGGCTACCCGGCTGAGCTGCCACCGGAGACGTTGGAGGCGTTCGGCCCGGAGTGGGTGGCGTGGGCGGAAGCCGGTAAGCAGATTGGCGGACGTCCCCCCGGTCAATGGTCATCGGGTGCGACGGCGGTGGCCGCGCAGGCAGCGACCGTTGGTGACGCCGACGTGAGCGGGGCGAAGGAAGCGGTGGCGTCGGTTCTTTTCACCAACGGCGGGCCGATGGACATCGAAGCGATCGATGAAGCGTTGAAGCCGATGCGTGCCCGTGGCTTGCGGTGTTCGGTGTCGATGGCGCGGAAGGTGCTGCGCGAACTGGTGGAGAAGGACCAGTACGCGTTCAAGCCGAAGCATGGCCTCTACCAGATCTGTGAGCACGTTCAGGAGGATCTGCTGTCCCAGTTGGCTGAGGGCGCGGAGGAGTCGGAGCGGTGACTGTGCAGCGGCAGCGTCTGGCAGGTGAACGTCGCCGCGGTGTCGTGTACTGCGTCCTCACCCGCCCAGTCGACGCCAACGGCGCACCCATCCCCGGTGCCGCACCCGAGGTCGGCTACATCGGCCAGTCGCGGCAAACAGCGTGGCAACGCGAACAGCAGCACCGTGCCAGCCAGCCGTTCTCCGACCTGATCGTGGGCGGAGCGTTCGTCCTTGAGGAGGGCCAGTGGGACGACGCCACCCTGGATGCCCGGGAGCAGTGGTGGATCCGCCACGGCGCGTCGGTAGTGCCGGACGGGCCACGTCAGCGGCCCCGCTACAACTACGACCACAATCTCACCAACCCGGCCCGCATCGAGATCTTCCGGGCGCAGCAGCACCGCCGTAACCGTGAGCCGGGCTGGACGCAGCAGCGGAACCGGGTGCCCCGGCAGCGTGCGCCGCAGCGGGTGTCCTCGGGTGCGCGGCGTCCGTCCCGGTCACGGTCGTCGCTGCGCCGGTGGTGGCTGCGGCGGCGTGCGCTGCTCGCGGCGTGGTCGGCCGTGTGGCTGGCCCTGTTCGCCGGCATGTGGCTGGCGGCGGGAGAGGCGTGGACCGGCTGGGTGGGTTCGCGTAATGCGGCTGCGGCCGCGACCCTCGCCTCGCTCGGTCTGCTGTGGCTGCGCCGTCACAGGCGTAAGCCAAAGCGTCGCCGACGTCGACGCCGGTAACGCATCACAGTCGCCGTACAGGCGGCACTATCAGGTCCGCGACGACCGCCGCTAACGACTCCACACGCGAAGCGCCCCGCGCGGCCGTGAGGCCGGGTGGGGCGCTTCGTGTTGTTGGTCGGCGCCGGCCGGGACGTCACCGGCGGCACCGCATCGACGATCCTACCCTGCCCTCATACGAATGGGCGTGGCGTGGTGACGAGAGGCCATCTTCGCGGTGTGACTCCAGCTGTGCCGTGGTAACGGTATGCGCTCTGTGCTGGTGGGTGTCAAGCTGCTCGTGACGCTTCCCGGCTCAGAGGGGTCAGGTAGCGCACGCGCCGCCCGCCTGCCACATGCGGCTCGGGCCCTAGCCGGAATTGGTTAAGGCCCGAGCGGTTACGGTTGGTTGGCGGTTAGGTCTATACCAGGGTGTAAGTGCCGGTGCCGTCTTGTCTGCCGCTGGAGTATTGGCGGATCAACTCTCCGTCTGCGTATCGGTCGTGTCCCATCATGGAGCCGGTGTACTTGTTCTGCAGACCGATCTTTGAGCTGCCCGGTACGTCGCGGTAGATGTAGAACCGCTGGAGGTCGTCCTCCCCGCAGGTGACTGTCGTCAGGTAGGCCCGCTCCTGGTTAGCGATCTCCGCTGGGATGGTCGCGCATTTGCCGTTGCCCCAGTTCCTCAGGGTCGCCTCGATGAGCCCGTTGTTCTCCGTCACGTCGCACAGATACCAGTAGTCGAAGTGGTTGCTGAAAATTGTGGACACGCGTAGCCGGATGCCGTCGTTGGACAGAAGCGGCGCACTCCAGTTCAGACTCCTGCCGGGCACGTGGATCTTGTCGGCGGATTGGCAGCTTAGGGCAGCCTGCGTGGCGGGGGCCGGGCTCCTGCTGGCTTTCACGCTCTTCTCAGCCTTGGCGGCCTTCTCGGCTTCGTGCCTGGCCTTGGCGGCCTTCGCCGAGGGGACCGGTCCGGCCGGGTGCTTCGCGGTGGCGGTGGCGGAGCCGCAGTCGAGCAGGTCCTGCGCCTTGCGCATGATGCTGGTGGCGGGGACATCGTCCTGGCAGCGCACCGCGCCTTCCTCGATGGTGGTGTAGGTCGTGTAGCTGCCGCTGGCGGGGCCTTTGACCCACTGTAACGCGTACTCGCCGTCGCCTTGTTGAACACGGTTGCAGTTGAGACTGCCGTAGGTGCCGGTCACCTTCCTCGTGCCCTTGTAGACCCCGTAGTAGCCGGGCTGGAAGAAGTTCCAGGACACGGTGTTCGATTCGCTGCTGGTGGAGGTGTAGTTGACCTGCACGTTCAAGCCCAGGCTCGCGCCAACGCTGCCGAGGGCCTCGACGGCGAAGCTGCCCTGCACATTGCCGTTGAAGCCGACGGAGACCGAGATGCTGGTTTGGGTGTTGGTGGAGATGGTTTGGGAGCCAGTCGTGCCTTCGGTGATGTACCAGCCCTTGAAGTGGGTGATCGTCGGTGAGACTTCGGTGGTTTCGATGACTGGGTGGCGCTTGCCGAGGTCGGCTGCGGTGCATGCCTGACCGAGCTGGACCGTCTGCATGGCGGCCGGTGCGGCGGCGGCAGTGGGGGCGGACAGACCCACGGTGGCTGTCGCGATGGCTGTGAGTGCTCCGAGTCCTCTTCCCAAGCGGGTTCTTGTGCGACGCATCGTTGCATTCCCCTACCGTGCGTGGTTGTGAGATGATCGTGAGTGAGGATAGTGCCGCCGGTGGCGGCAGGGCGACCCCACAACGCCCCCCGATTTCATTAAGGACTGTCGCGTTCCCGGCAGTCATGAACGGGAGTCGTGCGGTTCCATATAGCCCGGTGTGCCCGTAAAAAGGGCCTCTGAGGGGAAGGGACCATCTCTTGAAGCACGTCAGACGCGGCTTGGCGGCGATAGCCTCACTCGCCCTCACCGCAGCCCTGTGCACCACACCGGCTGCCGCTGCACCGCCCGCGAACCGGACGGCTCCGCAGGGCCACGGCGACTGCGTGGCCGTCGCCCCTGGCTCCGAACTCCAGCGCCGAGGCGCGGCCTGGACCTGCATCAGTTCAGGACCCGCCGACGGCGCCCCCGCCCGTGCCACCGCCGGCACCGGCAACCCGGGCGCGGACCTCTGCACCGACGACGACACCAGCGAGGGTGTCAACTCCACCCGTAAGGCGTACTGCACGCGGTATGCGGTCGACTACGTGCTCATGAACGCAGAGTTGACTGAGGTGATCGGCACGGCCACGGTCATGGTCTTTGCCGTGGCATCCATGGCCTCCCTGACCAACGCACGATGGTCGGAGGACATCATTGTCGAAGTCACCGAGATGACGGGCGAAATTACCGGCGTGGTGCTGTCCCTTAGCTCCACCTGCAGCGGCCAGTGCGTTGCGGGGCCACCGGCCTGGGGGGGTGAACACATCATCCTGCGTGCTGGCGAGTACAGGGAGGGCGGCACTCTCACCTATACCTCGACCGTCGGCAAAGGGTTCCACTCATTCATTCGTCCCACCTACCACGCGATAGCGAACGTCTACACCGAAACTCCCGTGAAAAGCCACGTCCAGTGGACCGGACCCGAGGTGCGCTGTGACGATGAGGTCGGCCACCCCGGCTGCATCGTCACGGGCCACCTGGCCAACGTGACGTTCAGCAGAGCGAAATACCGGGGGTCGGCCGTCGCCTACGAGTGGGCGCAGAAGAATCTCCTGGGCAGATTCGGCGACGCCGACAACCCGCTGTCTCGGCGTGACGACCCTCTTGACCCCGGAAACAAAAAGGCGCGCGCCCTGACCTGTGACCTTGCACCGGACCCCTTCCCGCGGGGGGCCACCGGTGTCCTCAACGACTCCTGTGAGGAGTATCCCTTCGCCTCGTCCCACGAGGGCGGGAATCCCGGTACCCAATGTGTGGACATCACCCCACGCCAGGTAAACGGCGTATGGGACATCGAGAACGTCACCGTCGACCGGGATGGCCCGCGCACCGCGCCCTGCATACGGGCTCATGTCGACAACGCCGACAACAAAGCTGCCGGTCTCGAACTGGGGCGAGCAGTGCAGTCCGACCGCATTCTCGACAGTGAGGCATACCAGGTGATCATCGTTCCCTAAGCCCGCCACGCGCAAACATGAGTCCCCCGACTCAACCAGGCAGTTGAGTCGGGGGACACACGTGAGAGTGCGTGCTTCATCCCTGCGTGATGCCGGTGACAACGCCGCCCGTATTCCGCGCGCCGCTCCTTCGGGCTGGTGGCTACTCCGCGGCTGCGCAGCGGAGTAGCAGAGCCACTGGGTGTGGCTGGGCCGGCAGGACTACTGCCGCCGCGCCAGCGCCTCGTAGGCGGGTGCGGCCGGCGTACCCAGCAGGACGCCCAGCCACGGCCAGCGTGCCTCGGCCACCCGGACGAGGGCGTAGTAGCCGGCCATCGCCAACGCGACCACGCCTGCGGTGAGGGCGGTGGACGAGTCGCCGTCGAGGACGATCCCCGCCTGTGAGGCGAGCCAGGCGAGGAGGGCGCCGACGGCGGCGGGGACGGCGGTGCGAATCAGTGAGATCAGGTAGTCGTGCGTCATCGGGGGCCAACCTCCTGGTTAGGGTCGGGGGATGGTGGATGTGCCGTCACTGCCGCAGCAGCAACGCTTGCTGTTGGCCGAGCTGTCCGGCGTGGCCCGCCGCTATGGCACCGGCGATCGACGGGACGTGCCCCGGGATGTGGCGGTCGCCGCGGTGCGGGCGGTCACCGACGATCCGGTGCTGCTGGGTGTTCAGGCCGGGGTGGCGCTGGTCGACCCACACGGGATCAACCGACCGATCGTGGAGCTGCTCCAGGCGGCTGGTGCGGACATGGTCGTTGCCGAGCAGCACGCTGCTGAGGTGCGGGAGCGGCTGAGGCTATAGCACTGGTCAGCGCTCGGGCTTGTCGGCGCCGGTGGCGTGGGCGATCCGGTCCACCTGGTCCTTGATCGAGCTGCCGCCGTTGGGGCGCAGTTCCTCGAGGGCGTCCAGGCGGCCCTCGATGCGGACCACCCGGGCCATGAGTCCCGGGCGGCCGTCGAGTAGGCCGGGGCGGGGTGGCTCGCCGAGCAGGTCGTCAACGAGCCGGGACGCACGACGCGCACCTAGGACGACCTTGTGCAGTACTTGGGCGGCGGCGCCGATGGCGACGATCGCCGCCGCCCCATAGAGCAGCGTCTCCACCGTGGATCTCCCAGCGGGTTATCGGATTGGGTTTCGGTATGCGGCGTCCCACGTCTTGCGGCCCAGCAGCCCATCCCTGCTGAGACCCTGGTCGGCCTGGAACGCCTTGATCAGCTCCCGGTACTCCGGCCCGTAGAGCCCGTCGGAGCCGGCCTTGCGCAGATACCTGCGGCCCTTGCCCGCCGGCCAGCCACGGCGGACCAGCTGCCTGGTCCAGGTGGTGAGCCACTGTCGGTCAGCCTTGCCCCGGAAGCGGCGGCGGTAGTGGCCCGACACCGACCTGTTCCCGTCGCGGCGTGGGCCGAAGTAGTGCCCGGCCGGGAGCGGGAACGCCACCGCTGGGCCGGGGGCCGGCCGTGGCGGCACCGGTGCCGGAGCGCCCAGAGTGTCCAGCCGCCAGTCCGTCCCCCGCACCGTGTCGGCGGCCTGGGTGAACTCCGACGTCACATGGCAGTGCCCGGTGTGCCGGTTCGACCCGGTGTAGGCGTGCGTGGCGAAGCCGTGCCGGCGGTGCCAGATGCGGCCGTTGAAGATGATGTACCGCACCCACCACAGCACGCCGGCGCGAGCCAGTGTCACCCACAGCTGCACGACGTGTTCCATGGTGACCCCGTTCGGGTCGCGCAGGTCGGCGTCGAAGTCCCGGGCCCGCACCTCGTCGAGCTGGTCGCCGTCGCGGTACTCGGGTCGGCCGGTGCGGTCCGGGTTGTGACTCGACGGGTAGCGCTGGTGGGCGGTGTCGCCGATCGACCCGTCCGACCTGGTGTCCCGGCCGGGGAACCGCTCGTTCAGCTGATCGCGGGCCTCATCCAGATTCGGGACCACGGTCCACGCCATCGATGTTCACCTCCGCTGCTGGCCAGTCGGTCTGGGCGGGGTCGTCCCATGGATCCGGGATCTCGAATCCGATGTGCTGCTCCGGGCTTTCGTCTGGGTTCGGATGTGGGTTGGACATGTTCCTCCCTTTAGGGCAGACGTACGTGGTTGAGAAGCGCGCGACGAGGCCCCGTATGGCTGGCGGTCGACCCGAACCCGGGTGTGGCCGTGCCTGCCGGTGGCGCGCTACGCAGGTGCGATGGCGGCGATGGCGTGGCCGGAGCCAGCCGACGTGGCCAGCGTCCAGGAGACGCCCAGCGGCGCGCTGGCGGCCGGATCTGTTTGGTAGACCACAGCAGGTCCGCCGTTGTTGGACGGCAGTGCCGTCCACCCGGGCGAGGAGGTGATCTGCGCCAGGTTGTTCGGGGCGGAGGTGATTGCCGCGATAACGAGACGGCCGGTGCCGCTGGGGATGATCTCGACCGCCGCCGGTGCTGTCGTGAATGAGCGGTGGTCGCTGGCGGCCTGGTCGAGTGGGGTGGTCGTGTGGTGGCCTGTGATCTCGTAGAGGCTGGCATACGCAGTGCCGGCGCCGGTGAAGCCGACGGACACGCTGGCGAAAACTGTGGTGGGCTGGCAGGTCCACATCTCGATGCGCCGGCCGACGGTTCCGCTTGTCGGCGCGTAGGTGATCCGGGTCCAGGTGTTGGACGCGTTGTCGGTGACGGTGGTGAATGGGTCCGCCGCGGAGCTACGGGCAAGGATGAGCACGTAGAGTCGGTCGGTGGCGCCGGCGTGGGTGAGGCTGAGCGGGCTGTTCGTGCCGGGTGTGGCGATCGCCGCCGAGGTTATGGTCCAGTTGCCCGTGGGTTGGGGGGCTGTCACGCGGGCGAAGGTTAAGTCGTCGAGTGCCAGGGTCACCGGTCCGGCAAGGGTGGTCTGAGCGACGATGCGGCCGTTGGTGAACAGATCGGTGGTCACCGTCTGGCCGTTGGTGGTGGGCAGGGTGAGCAGCCGCTGCGACAGAGGCAGGTAGCCGGCGGGTAGTACGGCCAGGGTGTGGCCGGCGGTGACGGCGGTGGCGTCGATACGGCCCTGCATCCGCACCGTGTCGTCGGTTTCCCACCGCACGCCCAGGGGGGCGGGCCCGATCGCGGTACTAGCCGTGTACGCACCGGTCGAGTCCGGGTCCAGGTTCGTGATGGGCGTCCACGTTTGGTCGGAGGTGACCGGTCGGCCGAGGGCGTCGATGCCGCCAGCCTGCCGCCGGACGTTGTCTGAGCCCCGGATGTCGACGTTGACGGCGCGGCCGGTGCCGTTGTACGCCGTGATTGCCCCGAAAAGGTGGTCCCACGAGGCTCCGGGTAGCTGCTCGCGTCTGGGGTTGTTGCGTTCGTTGTCCCACGCCGCGAGCCTGGTTACGCCCTCGTGGGTGATCCAGACCTCACTCATATTCGCGCTTTCGGCCGCGGGCGTGGAAGCGAATGTCAAAGTCTCGCGGGGCTCATCGAGGGGAGCGACCGTGCCAGCGTCGGCGCGCACGTACCGCAGGTCACCGCGTGGATCGTTGAGGTACTGCGGGTGCGGGTCCGCCTCGGCAAGGTGCCCGGCGATGGAGGAACTTTCGGCCACGGCTGCCGCATCGGTGGCGGCGGCCTCGGCGGCCTGCTGCGCGGCCTGCGCGGCAACGCTGAGCTGCTGCATGATGTCGGGTACGTCCGTCGACACGACGAACATTCGGGGACCGCCGTTGATGCTGAACCACATGGACAGCACCGGCGCCCGGAATCGGGGCAGTGTCCCCGGACCGTAAACAGTGTCGCCGGGGGACGCGACGATCTGGGTGACCGCGGTGCCGTCGGCTAGGACCAGATCGGTGTACTGAGTGCCCGCGACCTGATCGTTGTGGCAGGTGATGATCGCGCCGGGCTGCATCTGCGGGATCCGCTCGGTGCCGCCGACGGTGACCAGGGCCATCGCCCAGTCCGCGGGACCGCCGCCATACCAGTACATAGCTCCTCCTAGTGCGCCACAGGCCACGACGCGGACTGCAAATTCAAATATCGGCCGGTGTTGATTCCGGCACGCCAGAACCGCACGGTGAGCAGCCCGGTTGTAGTGATCAGGCCGACCGCAGCCGCACCCGAGGACACGACGTGACCGACGATCTCCCGGTCCTCCGTCGGCCAAAACCCTGCCGGGATGGTGCCCAGGCTGCTGGTCTGCCCGGCCAGCAGGGGGCCGGCGATCCGCTGCGGAGTCAACGCCATATGGACGGCCCCGTTGCGGCGCCGCAGATGATTGAACTGGCCGGACGCTGTCCAGTTGGCTGCGCTGAGCAACACCTGCGAGATGGCGTCCTCGGCAGCCACGAGCCACCTCACGCCGTCGGACACCATTTGCCGTCCGGTGTCGGTCTCCCAGATTCGCCGGCCGGGAGAGTGGGGCGGTCGGGTCGACGACGTGCACAGGTAGCCGCCGTCGGGGCCGATGTACCAGGCACGGTTGCGCACCTGGGTGTCGGCGATGGTAGTCGCGCCCGGACTGACGTCGACCTCCGCCACGGGTAGCTCCCAGACGCCGGATGTGCCGGTGTCCATGGTGGGTGCGGGCGCTCCGGCACCGGGGGTGCCCAACACGACGGCGTTGCGAACGGAGTAGTCGGCACGGTCGAAGCGCAGCACGGCTAGGTCCACCCGGACCTCGCCGGCGGCGTTGTCAGCCAGGGACCGCACGATTTCGTCGTTGTCGTTTGCCCAGCCGTAGCCGAGGACAGCTGCCCGCCGGTCGGCGCGGAAACGGATCTCGCGGGTGCCGGAGCCAGGCGCGTACACCAGGGACGGGTCCTGCGGATGTCCCACGACGCCGGTGGGCACGGCGACGCCGATGAGGTGCTCGTGCTGCAGCTGCGTGACACCGGGATTCGGGTACCAGGTCTCTGCCATCAGATTGTCTCCAGCCCGGCCAGGCGACGGGCGAGGTCGCGGGTTGCTTGTAGCCAGCCCGGGTCGCTGGACGCCTCCTGCGACCCGACCAGCGCGGTTACGATCTCCCCCGATTGGGGGGTGGCCTGCAGGTGCACAACGCGGACAACGTCGCTGACTTCGGCACCGCTGAGCAGCTGCATCGTCACGCGGTCGCCGAGCTGGTAGTGCTGTCCATACCGCTGGGTGGGGGTGTCGACGGTGACCGACGACAGCCGGGCGCGGGCGGATGCGCGGGTGAGAGCCTCGTCGCCGGCCTGGTCAAGCTCGTCGGTGGAGCCGGGGACGTCGTCGGACTGCCGCCGGTCGACGAACACCTCCATCCGCTCCCACGCCGTGACTGCGGTGGTGTCGGTGCGTTCGACGATGACCCGGGAGGTGCCGACGTCCTTGCCGCCAACGATCGCCGTGGTAGCCGTCGGTGCCTCCCGGATGTACGAGTACGACCGCAGGTTGCCCAGGCCACGGCTGAAGCGGACGGCTGCGGCGCCGCTGGTCAGGTCGACCGGCGCGTACACCTGAAACTCGATCGTGTTGCCGACCTGCTGGGTGCGAAAGCCGAGGCCACCACCGGCGATCGCCGCCGACCGCAGGGCGTCGCCGAGCGCCTCGAAGCGGGTACCGAATGTGATTGTCGAGCCGACGCCCTGGTCGGCGCCGAGAACCAGCTGCGGGATCCGGCGCGTGGTAAGAGCTCCAGGGCCAGCATTGACGTTGACCAGGGCGCGCATGATGTCCTCGGCGTTGCCCGTCGACGTCCACCGTGCTGTCGATGTCTGGCCGGTAGCGGCTGCGGCGGGGTCCGGGTATGTGTGACGGCCGGCGAGTCGGGCCAGGTCGTCGGCGAAGTACACGGTGATCGTGCCGGGGTCGCTGTGCTGGCCGCCGTCGGCCGACCACACCTCCGGGCCCTCTCGCTCGATCGGGCCGGCGGCAAAGATCTGCCCGTCGCGGATGACGACGACCCGCCGCAGCTCGTCGAGCGCGGTGCCACGAATCTGCTGCAGCAGGGCCGGGTACGCCGGCGCGGTGAACGACCCGGACGCCGGCTCGTTGAACCGCACCGTTACATCTAGGTTGGTCCATCCGTCGATCGGGTCACCGAGGACGGTCAGGTTCCGGTCGGTGATCAGCAGAGTGATCCGCGCGGGCGCGGACAGTATCGGAGGCATCGGTCAGGCCGTCTCGTATCGAGGGGTGTAGGAGAGGGTGATCTGCGTACCTGCCGCCGCGCCGGACACCGTGAAGTCGACGTTGTTCAGGCCGGGCTGCAAAGCCCACAGCACCGCACTAGGCCAGTCGAGGTTTCCGGTCCAGTTCTGCCCGGCCGGGCCGCGCACCGTCGGCGGATCGGTGCTGATTGTCGCCGTCTCCCCGGCGAGCAGCGTCGCCGACAAGGTGAACGCCTCACCGGTGGTCGAGTTGGTGGCCTGCACTTGCGAGGCGGGCCCGACGATCGTCCACGCTGGCCACGCCTCCACATCACCGGCGTTAACCGCCGTCGTCGCGCCGAGCACACTCGATGGGCTGACTGTCAGATACGGGTCCAGATACGACACCGTGGCGCCGTTGGAGTAGAGGGTGCTGACCGGGGCAACTGCTCGCCAGTAGGGATCCTCGCAGTACAGCGACAGCACCGCTGTGTCCCACGTGTGCCCCTGGCCAGGTTCACCGGCAAACCCGGCCTGGTAGTAGGCGAGTATCTCGCGGGCAGTCCCGTCCGGGCGCATGATCCGTAACAGGCCGGGACCAAGCCGGCGGGTCTGGGTGAACCGGGTGGCGAGGTCCCGCCAGCCGGCGACCAGTTCCATGTGGGTGGTGGCCCGTATGCGCAGCGGCCAGGTGATGGTTCGTGGCTGCGGTTGGATGTGTCGCACGCGGGTGCCGCCACGCGGGTGCGGGTCGGCGACCAGGCTGATTGGGGCGGCGCCCCACCCTGTTACGGAGTCGAGGGTGAAGTGCAGCTCCCGGTCACTGGTCAACTGGATTTCGGTGCCGTCCGGCGCGATCCACACCGCCTCCGGCCGACCTGGGTCGGCAGGCTGCGGAATGCCCGACGGCGGGGTGGGGTTGGGCTCGGTGAGGGTGCCAACCAAAATAGGCATTATCGGGGCCTTCCCACCCGCGCTTGTGCATCCCGGCGGGCCTCCAGAGCGGCCAGATCGGTCAGGGTGAAATCCGCGCGCTGAGGGTGGACGCTGATCCGGTTGTCGTAGGTCACCGGTCCCGACGCCGGTCCCGCCTGCGTGGCCGCCGCCATTGCCGCCATCGCCCGCCAACCGGCAGCGACCACCGACTTCGGAACGACTGCCATGCCGTAGTGGTCCATCGCCTGCTGGGCGATGGAGACACTGCGCCGATGGTCACCGCGCAGTGGAATGAACGCCTCACCGCCCGTTTCCGGTTCGGCGATCATGTACCGGCCGGGATAGCGGGCCGGGTAGACGGCCGCCTCCCGCAGCAGGCCGACCGCGGCCTTCGTCCATCCGCCGCGCTCGTGGTAGCCGCCCCACCGCTGTTCGAGGTGCCCGCCCCGTCCGCCGACGACCCCGATACGGATGGTTTTGCCCGTCAATGCCCTGACCTCGGCTTGCAGCCGATCCACTCGGCTGATGGCTGACTCGACACCGCGCACATTCACCCGCACCAACTTGCCGTCGGGTAGCCGCTTGAGCGCGCTGTAGAAACCGGTTGCCTGCTGTGTCGCGCCAGCCGCGCCCGGCGCCGACACCTGCGTTTGCGTGACCGGCGGCATCTGCGCGTACGACGCCAGCAACCCTTCGATTTCGGCGTCCGTCAGGGCCGTCTGCCGCAGGGTGCGCCGCAACGCGCCGATGTACGAGTCGTACGTCGCGGTAGCTTCGATGATCGAACCGGTTTCCTCGTACTTGCGTTGCGCTGCTTCGGCAGCCGCCTGCGTGGCCTGCCCAACCGCGATCCGGTTCTCCAGCGCGGCCCGGCTGTTGCCGGTCACCGTGTCGGTGTTGTCCGCGAACGACTGCGTCACCTGATCAATGGCGTCCTTCGCCGCTAGAGCCGCCTCATCCGCCGTCAACTGGGCGCCGTTCAGCACCTCCCACGCCCGCGTGTACGAGCCCATCGTGGTGATCGTGTCCTGCATCGACCCGGCCAGCAGCCGAGTCCGCTGCTCCGCCGCGGCCGTCGCCTGCGCCTGCCCATCCCCGGCAGCCTTCGCCTTGTCCAAAGCCGCCGCGTAGCCGGGCAGGACGGTCATCAACTCGCGGGTGGATACGCCCTGCTTGGCCGCCGACTCGGCGATCCGGTCGAAAGCCTGCCGGGCCTGATCCATCCCACCGGCGGCCACCATGTCCGTCAACGCCGAGTCGAGGGCCGAGATCCGCTCCCGCGACTTGGTGAGACTGTCATCGACGACGTTCCCCAACCCGGTGATGCCCTCGATGAAACCGCCGGCGCCCCGGGCGAAGTCGGACCAGGCGCCCGTGTCCGCGACATCCTTGATCGCCGTTTCCAGCTTGTCCATGTCCCCGCCGAAGACACGGGCCGCCTCACCGGCCACCTCACCGTCGCGGGCGAACTCTTTCAGCCGGCTGGACAGGGCATCGACCTGCGGGTTGAGGGTCGACCCGAAGGCGGCGGAGGCGACCTGGAAGGCCGCCATGGCGACAACCAGCCGGCCGACGGCACGCTCGGCTTTGCCGATCCCCTCCGCGGCCTGCACACCCGACGGGCCGGTCTGCCGCAGCCGCTCGGTGAATCCACCCACGGCGAGGCGCGCCTTACCGAAGGCTTTGCTCAGCTTCCCGGCGACGATGGCCAGCGCCGCGCCGGCCAGCACCACGGCCTGAATCTGGTCGGGCAGCAGCCCGAACACCTGCGCCAACCCGCCGACGATCTGCGCCCCCACTTTGAGCACGTCGAAGAACAAGGCGACGGCCGCGGCGGTGCCCGGATCGGCGAGCGTGCTCCCGAGGGTTTCGCCGAGCACCACCAGCACATCGACAACGCCGGCGATGGCCTCGTTGCCGGTGCGGATGATCCCTTCCACCGACCGCATGTTGTGTGCCTCGGCGTTGAACCGTTCCACGGCGTCGGCCATGTCCCGCAGCAGAGTGGAGCCTTGCCCCATACCGCCGATCCGGCCGACAAGGACAAAGATTTCGCGGGTCAGATCAAGCAGCGCGTCGGCCTGCTGCCCGGCATCCCGGAAGAACATGTGCAACTGGCCGGACCTGCTGGTGCGGTCGATCCACGCGTTGAAGTCGTCCACATACTCCAGCAGGCTGTCGCCGAACTGGTCGACGAACGGGATGCTGCCGGTAAACAGGCCACCCAGCGCCCGACCGGTCGCCGGAATACGCGCGTTCACCTTGTCGAAGAACCCGTCAGCGGAGGCAAACGCGCTGTTCAACCCGGCCAGAAACTGCCGGTCCCGGCCGAGCGCCGCCGCCTGCCGGAACGTGGTGTTCCATGTGTCACCAAAACGCTTAACCTGGGTGCGGGCGAACGGTAGCGCCACCGCCGCCAACTCGGTGACCTCGACGTCAAGGCCCCTAAAGACGCGGTCCTGAGCCACCGACCGCAGACCCAGAAGCGCCTGCTTCTGCGCGCCCAGCGCGGACACGAACCGCTGCCCGTTGCGCGACAGCCGCAGGTAGGGGTCGCGGTCGTCGGCGAACACCTCCTCGATGGCGTCACCGAGTCCGGCGGTGGCCAGCTTGACGGTGCCGATCGACCCAGCCGCACCAGCCGCCAACCCGGGGATCGCGCCCAGACCACCGCCGACAGCAGCGAGCAGCGGCGGCAGCACCTGCAACGACGCTGCCGCAGCCGCGGCCGTCGCGGGGATCGCCGCCAGGCCGACCAACTGTCCCCGGCCAGCCGAACCGCGGGCGTACAGCGCCGCACCGGCGAGCATGCCCGCAACCCGGCCGATACCGGAGCGGGCGCCACGCTCGAAACCGTCCCCGAAATCGCGGCCCGCCCGCGTACCGGCCCCTACGAACCGGCCGCGGGCGTCGCGGATCCTGCCGTCGAGGCCACGCACCAGCCCGTCGGCGAGCTGCCGGCCCGCCGTGTCACCGGCGGCGCCGAGCCCGGTCACCTCCCGCTGGGCGGCCACCGCTTCCTGCCGGACCTTGCGTACCTCGTCGGCGCCGCCGCGCATCTGCTGACCGAATCGCGTCAATTCGGCGATGAACTGCACCGCAATTCGCCGGGCCATCGCTCACCCCCGGGCTGTCATACGATGGCGTTGCTGGGTTTGGCAGCGCCGCGTCGGACCCGCACGGCGCGGGGGATCAGCGCCCGCCGCCCGTCCGGGTCGAGCTTGTCCAGCTGCGGTTTACCGACCCGCATCGCCGTGCTGATCGCGCACTCGGCGGGGCTGATCGGCCAGTAGATCCAGGTGGCACGCGGGTTGTTGCGGTCGACGTCCGCCGACTGACACACACTCGACGGTCCGCCGCAGTGCGGGCACAGGTCCGCCTCGTACGCGTCGAGAGCGAGCATCCATCCGCGCTGCTGCTCGTCCCACGCCGACTCCACCCACGACGTCGACCGCACCATCCGACCGTCGGCGTCGTACTCATACTCGGTGGTGTGCTCGGGTACCCATCCGCGGAACTCCCGCAGTGTGATGTGGTGCCGCCTCGCGGCCCGGACCTCGGCTAGGAGGACCGGGTCAGCCGTGAGGCGGCGAACGAGTTTGGGACGTTGACCTTCCGCACGTTCACGGCCAGCGCGCCGTCCTGCAGCTCCCGTTGCTGCCACTCGGTCAGCTTGCCGTCCTCAACCGGCAGGTTGGCCCGCTGTCGGCGGGCCCGCTCGGTGTCGTTGTCACCGAGCAGCTCCCGCCAGGTGTCCTCGTCGAGGTCGTCGGGCAGGTACGTGCACGTCTTGACGAGGGCGGCGATGAACTCGTCGGTGTTGTAGCCCAGCTGCGCGTCGCTGTCGTTGTCTGGCCGTGGAGGATGTGCCTTGAGTAGGGCATCCCACTGTTTACCGGGCAGGCCACGCATACGGAACACGATCGTGTCCTCACGCATGCAGTCCTGTACGGCGAGGATGCGCTGCGCGATACCGCGGGCATGCTTGTCGCCGTTGAGCCGTTTGTCCTTGGCTGCGGCGGCCTCAACGTCGGCGAGCTGCCGGTGCAGGTCCTCCCACTCGGCCTGCAGGTCACCTCGCAGGCAGATGTCGACGGTGCGTTCTGGTAGGCGGGCGTTGCGGACCCGATCTTTGGTGGAGGTTGGGGGCGCGGCGGGTTCGCCCGCGGAGGTGTCGCTCATAGAGTCCAGCCCTTCCGAAGCCAGCCCGGGGCGCGGTACGGCGGTGCAGGCCGGGCTGGTGGCCACACCGCCAGATCAAGGGTGTGTCAGGCGGCGACGACGGCGTCTTGCACGACCGGGCCGGTGATGAACGGCTTTTGACCCACGGTCAGCACACTGTTCGCGACGCCCGGGGTTTTCTGCCGCCAGCCCATCTTCACCGGATACACATCGACGATGTCACCGGCGGCGATCGCCTGGTCGTACGGCACTCCCACACGGGAGACCCAGTAGCCGGACGTCAGCCTGGTCAACGCCAGATACAACGCGTTGTCCGCAGGCGAGCCCGGGTTGTGCACATACGTCACCTGCAGGCTGTGTTGCAGACGTCCGGGCTGCTCGTAGTCCTCCGTCGTGCACAGCCTCTGGTCGGTAACGGCCTGCTCGTTGGTGGTCGGCTGCCACCCCTCGGCGGTCAGGTAGCAGGAGGCGTCGATCACCGACGGGGCGGTGAGCTCGGCGACGGTCGGGCTCTGCGCGACCGCGATGACGGGTACCCACCAGACGGCCTGGTTGCCGTCGGCGGGGACGCTGGCCGGCTGAGTCATGACTACTGCTCCCTGCTGGTGGTTGCCGGCGTCGGCGCCGGCGTGCTGGTGGTGGGACGCCGTCGACCGGCGCCCCTCGGGTCGTGCGGTGCGCCCTTGTCTACGTGCGGTTTCGCCGGTCTCGGCTGCGCGCGAGGGCCCTCGACGTCCGGCCACCGCTGAGGGTCGTTGACCGGCTCCACACCGGGGCGGTGCGGCAGCGTGCGCGCGTCGATGTCGAAGGTGTGTCCGGTGTGGGTGTCTCGCACCCTCGTCCACGTCGGCATGCGTCCTCCTACCGCCTGACCACGATGCGGGTCACTGACGTCGTCGCCGACCAGGAGATCGCGGCCCGTCGGGTGGCCGGATCCCGGTACACCTCCAGCAGCGGGATCTCCCACAGCTCCCCGGCGGGCACGCTGATCGGCTTGTCGGGGGTCGCGACCCCGTACAAGGTGGTGCCGGGCACCGCGATCGTGACGTCGACAGACGACCCGCCGCCGTTGCTGACCAGCAGCGCGAAGCCGGGCCCGCACTCGGCCGTGTCGCCGGCGGCGGCGGCGCCGAGGGCCAGGTTGACGCCATCGACGGTGGGTCTGCGGACAGGGATGTCAGCCATCAGGGCTCCTGGACGAGTGCAGGGTGAACTGGGCGAACGTGACGTAGATGGGCCGCCCCTCGGGCGTGCGGGCCTGCGGGTCAAGCCGCGGCTGCGGCGGCCCGGCGGCGCCCTCGGTGTGGGTGATCGGCGAGCAGCGGCGGCCCGGGATCACCGGGCGTACGCGGTGCAGCCGCGCGGAGGCCCGATCCAGTGCGGTGATCGTCTCGCGGGGGCTGGTGCCGGCCGCGGTGAGCTGGGTGACGGTGGTCGCCTCGCCGCCGTACCCGGCGAGGGTGATCGTCGGCCGGGTCGCCGGCGGTGGCCACAGCACCAGGTACGGAAAAGCGAGGTCGGCGTCGGCGTCGGTGACCTCCCCGACATACACCACGTAGGGCAGCGGCGTCAGCAGCGCGGCGAGGCCCTGCGCGTGCAGCCAGCCGACGTCGGTGTCAGCCATCGAGGACCTGCCCGCCGATCCGCTCTGCCGCCGCATAGTAGTGCGGCTGCACGACGTCGGCGGCGGTGTCCATGAACGGGTTCGGGGGCTGCCGCGACGTGCCGTTGTGGACATACACGTCGTAGGTGGTGTCCGGGCCTGTCTCGCCGGTGATGCGGGTCGGCCCGCTGTCGACCTGCGACGTGATCGATGACCGCAGCAGGCCGGTGAGCACCGGCGCGTTTGCTTTGCCGAGGGCCTCGGTGCGCAGCGTGCTTGCCCGCACCAGGTCCTCGGCGCGGTCGTGCAGCCGGTCGGCGGCGTCGTCCATGTCCTTGGCCAACCGAGTCAGGTCGTCCACGTCCGCCCCCTTACCGGGTGGTGGGTTGCCGTAGCTGGCAGGTCAGATCCCGCTGCACGGAGATGGTGGAGGCGGACACCGCGGTCACCCGCAGCGTCCGTGCGGCCAGGTCCGGGTTGCCGGCGGCGCCGGTGAGGGTGACCAGGTCGTTGACCCCGTACTCGACGGTGTCGGGCACCGGGACGGTGATGCGGACATCGGCCAGGGGCGTTTCGGTGTCGGCGGCGATCGGCTGCCCGGCCGCGGCCAGGTGCTGGTAGCGGCACGGCCCGTCGTACAGCTGCGTCGGTGGGGGCGGCACGTGCGTGCCCGCGGCGTCGTCCCACACCGCAGGGTCGGCTGCCGGTCGCTCGATGCGGCAGGTGCCGGTCATCTGCCCTGCTGCGACCGGCCGGTGGTGCTGCTGGACGTCGGGGTGGATGACGGTGGTGGCGGGCAGACCAGGCACCGGTCACGCCTCCTGCCGGTAGGCGGCGTACGGGTCGAAGTCGACGATGTCGAACCCGGTGTCGTCGATGTCGGCCTGCGCGCGCAGTGCCGCCGCTGACGCCCGCAGTTCCTGGGCTACCGCCGGCCCGTCGGTGGCCAGATCCTGGGTTCTGATCTTTTTGGAGATCAGCGTCTCGGATCGCGCGATCGTCTCCAGCGCCGCTGCGGCGGCGGCCTTAACGTTGCCGCCCTCCATTGCCAGGAGCGCGGTGATCTGCTCGTCGGTGAGTAGCGCCGGCTCGGTCAGGTCGGTGACCAGCAGCCGCACTCGACCGACATCGGTTGCGGGGTCGGTGGTGATCGCCACCGGTTTCCACCTCCCGTTGGTGTAGGTCCGGCCGCCCGCGCTGTCGGGTGACGGGCGGCCGGACGATCAGGTGCGGCGCCGCGCCCCGGTTTTGCGTGGGGTCGCCTTCGCCGCGGGGGAGGAGGCTTTCCTGGCTGGCTCCGGCTCCGGCTTGGGCGCTGGTGGCGACTCGGGCCGCACGACGGGTGTCTGCTGCGGCGCCGGTTCTTGTGTCCCCGCTGGCTTCGGCCGCGTGGACCCGGGCTGCTCAGGTAGCCGGTCCCGGATGTCACCCAGCAGCCGGTTCTGCTCGATGAGAAGATCCGCGACCTCGCAGAGCAGCGCGACCGGGTTCCTCCGCCGAACCGGCCTCATGCCGAGTTCGTGCCCTTCGACGCGACCGCTGACTTCGGGTCCATCAGCGTGCCGCCCCACACGTGACGCAGCTTCCACTCGACCGAGTCGGTTTCGAAGTCCCCGTCGGTGGGGTCGATCGGGCCCCCGCCGACCCGAACCGCGTTTGGGGTCTTTTGGAACAGCTCCGGCGACTCGTGACCGATCAGGAACCCCATCTCCATGGCCGGCCGGCCGACGCCCGGGTTCGCGAACAAATACCAGGCGGTGTTGCCGGTGGTGGTGTCGACGATCGGCAGCCACGGGTTGACGACCAGCCGGGTCCGGTTGGCCATCCAGTTCGCCACCCGCAGCTGGTCGGTGCGGCCCGCGTCAGATGCGGACCCCGACGACCCGGCGGCGGTGACGATCTCGGTGGCGTTGAGGATGTTGCGGGCGGGCACCTCGAGCGCGGGCGGCACCACCAGCACGGCACCCTCGACGTAAATCGGTGCGCCGTCGGTGTCGACCTGCCGACCGAGCACCTCGAACGCGTACTGCAGGCCGTCCACGGCCAGATCCGGGTTGTCCGGCAGGCTCGCATACGTTGCCTGGGCGATCAGGTTCTTGTTGCCGGCGTTGAAGAACGCGGAGGCCGGTCCCGTCGCCGTGGCGTACAGCGTCGTCCAGAACCGTTCCTCCGACCGGCGGGCCGCGTTACCGAGCCGGCGGGGAATGTCAGCGAACGCGTCGAGGTCGTCGTTGATCAGCGTCTCCCACGACAGCGGGATCCGCCGGCCACGCTTGGTGACGGCGTATTCGTATTTGCCGTCGGTGAGTTTCGCGGCCTTGTACTCTCCCTGCTGCTTGACCTCGTCGAGGATCGCCTCACCGCCATCGAGCGTGTACCGCTTCACGGTGCGGAAGTCGCGAACCCGGCCCCGTCGGGCGACAGAGTCCCATTGCACTGGCATCGACTGGTAGTTCGCCAGGATCTGCCGATCCAGCACGTCACCGAACAGCAGCTGGAAGTCGCTGGTGGTCATCGCCTCTTGGAAGTCCAGTGCGGCGCGTCGGTTGCCGTTGATGACCTTCGCGTACAACTGCGCGGCCTCCACGAGGTGCCGCTGGTAGGCGGCGTTTTCCTGCTGCCGGCGGCGGCGGGCCGCTGCCGACAGGCTGCGTCCCTCCCCGCCGTAGATCGATTCGATTGATGCGTCCTGCGCCCGCATGGTGGCGACCTCGGGCAGAACGTCGAGAACGTTGACGGTCATCGGCGTGTCTCTCCTCAGTGGCCGATTTTCACGGGGATGGTGGCGGTGGCGCCGGACGCGACTGCGGCGAGCGCGTAGCCGAACTGCACGCCGGCGGTCTTCTTGCCGAGTTTCGGCGTGTCTGCGGCCGTGTAGTAGACGATGTCGCCGACGGCGACCGCGCTGTTGCCGACCCCGTCGATGCCCTGCACCGGCAGGTTGTAGACGCCGGCGAAGGTGCAGGTGGTGGTGCCGTCGGCGTGCTCGTCGGTCAGTGCCACACCGGGCAGTTGACCGACCAGTACCGGATCCCCTGAGGCGGGGACGGCCGGCTGGGAGCAGACAGCAGGGAACTGGTCGCCGTCGCTGTACACCTGGTTTGACGCCACGACGTCACCGTCCCTTCGCCGCGAGCGCGGCCACGTTGTCGGACATGCCGATGGCCTGGAACACCTCGGACAGGCTGGACTCGAGCTGCTCCCGCGACATCTGCATCGTCGGGTCGCCGGCGGCTCCGAGACCGGCGACCCGGCCGACGCCCTGCGCTTCTAGGAGGCTGGCGGCGTGGACCCGCTCGGCGCGGATCGCTGCGGTCACGGCGGCCTCGAGCGCCACCTGGTCGACGGTGCCGTCGTCGGACAGCGGCACGTGGTCGAGGATCTGGCTGTGCACCCGCGGGCCGATCAGCGGCTGCATGTCCGCCGGCACCCCCGACTCGTCGGCGGTCAGCAGTAGGGAAATGGTGCTGCGTGCGGTTTCGTTCGCCCGCAGGCGCCGCATCTCGGCGATTGCCTCCTGCGCTTCGGCGCTCGCGCGGCGGGCCTCAGTCTGCGCCTCGGTGAGCGCCTCCCCGAGGCTCTGGGCGCGGGTACGTTCCCGGTCCCGCTCGGCCTCGATGATGGCCAGCCGTGCTTCGGCGGGGGCCTCGGTGGTGGGGGTGTGGGCCTCCATGGTGGCCGTCCCCGCCTCGCCCGGCGCACCTTCGCCGGTGTGGGTACCCGACATGCCGGGTTCTCCTCTCGTGGGTGGGTTGGGTGCGGCCGGCGGGGCGCCGCCCGTCCCGTGGTCGCCGGCCGCCTCGGCGGTCGGGCTGGTACTGCCGACGGTGGATTCGACGGCGGGCTCGGCGGCGGCTGGCCCGTCGCCGAGGTCGCGCTGGTACAGCTGCGGCTGGTCGGCCTCGATACGCGTGGTGTAGGCGGCCAAACCATCGCCGATGGCCGACGACAGCGTGAGCCGCTCCGCCCGGGTGAGTAGTCCCTGGCCGTACAGGTCATCGGCGAGTTGGGTCAGATACAGATGCAGCCGGGATTCCAGCCAGCCGCCCACGTTGCGCGCCTCGTCGGCTCGAACCCGCACCGACTCCAGGGCCGATGACAGGATGCCGCCGCCAGCGGCGGGCGCGGTCACGAAGTCGACGCTTCGGCCTTCGGGAATGCCGGAGACGATGAACCCGTGCCGGCCCTCGGCCTCACCCTGCTCGCCGTGCACCCACGCCCGAATGGACATGCCGATCACGCCGCGCATGTCTTCGATGGCATCGCGCCACAGCGTGAACAGCCGCACCTCGGCGACAAGCCCACGCTCGGTGTCGCTCCACCGGGCGTCCTCGGTGAGCACGGCGGCAAGGTTCTTGATGCTGCCCGCCGGCCGGGCGGCGTCCTCGTCGTCGGTGGCGTGGTCGATGTAGCACAGGGTGCCCTTCGGCCAGGCGGTGGGACCGTCACGGCGCAGCACGTCGGCGGGGTAGTAGTTGCCGTTGAGTGACCAGCCCGCCCGGATCAGCCGGATCGGCACCCGGCCGTCACGCCGGCGTGGCGCCTCCAGGATGGTCGGTGACTCCGTCGCGCTGATGCGCTGCGCCTGCCGCTCGAGGGTCGCCGACACCGCCGACTCTGCGATCTCGGTGAGGATCTGGCGGGTGCGGGGGGTGTAGCGGATGAGTGCGCGGCCGATGCCCACCCGGGCAGGTGGCTGCCGTCGGCGTCTGCGCATGATCGTGCCCCTTTCGAGGTCAGGCGGCGCGTCGGTCGGCGAGGCGCTGCAGGTCGCGGAGCGTGGTGGGTACGTAGGAGGTCCGCCAGCCGGGGGTGTCGCGGCGGGTGACCAGGTCGGTCCACTCGATGCGGCCGGAGCGCAGCAGGTCGAGCCGGGCCCGGCCGAGGATCGCCAGCTGCCGCTGTGGCGGTAGCGCGTCGAACTGGGCGCGCGCATCCACGGGTAGATCCGCGGGTTCGGGTTCGGGGATGCCTAGCTGCGTCCACGGCTTGAGTTTGGGCAGCCTGGCGCAGCGGCCCTGCTGGTGATCCAGCGGCCCGTCCTGCTCGAGCGGGTGCACCGTGCCGTGCATGACCCAGCACGCGGGGCAGGTCCGCGTGTCCCGCGAGGACCACCACGTCCAGCCGGCGAGCACGTCCGCGTTCGCCGCGTGCACGTAGCGGCTGGTGGTGCGGTACGCGTCCAGCATTTCGGTGCGGGCGATCACGATGGCGCGGGTCAACCCGCCGTTGATGTCGCCCTCCACCCGCCGCATCATGTCCCGCGCCGCGGTGTGGGGGTGGTCGCCGATAGCGATACCGCGGATCAGTGACCGGCGTACCGCGGCCATCGCCGCGTCGGACAGTGGTCGGGTGCGGGCGGTGATCTGATCCCCGGTTCGCTGCACGATGATGTCGAGGGCGGTGGGGTTGAGTGCCGCCGCGTACTCGGCTGCTGCCGCTGCGGCGAGCCTGGCGGGTAGCTGGGAGGCGATCAGGGCGGGTTCGGCGGCGGCGGTGGCCGCCACAACAGTGCCTACGCCGGCGGCGGTTGTGAGGCCAGCCTGTACGGCGAGCCCATCGAGTGTGGTCGAGGTGGCGGTGACGGCGGTGGCGAGGCGGTCGACGCGGGCGAGTTGCCACGGCGCCGGCCACTGCCCGCCGGCCGCCGCGCGGGTGACGATGTCGGTGATCGCCTGCTGCCAGGCGGGAGCGAGTTCGTCCCAGGCGCGGACCCACGCGGCGGTGAGGTGGCGGGTGGTGTCGTCGGTGTGCTCGCCGACGGTCGTGGCGAGCTGACGCAGTAGCCGCAGCGTTCGCTGGTTGATCGCCACAACCCCCGCCCCTCGACGCCACGTGCGGCCGTTGGTGTTCCACGCCGTCGAGGGTCACCGGTCGGCGTCACCGTCGGGGGTCATGCGTCCCGTCCCGGTGTCGGCCGGGTCCTGGCCGGCGCGTTGCCGGTCCGCCGCTGACGGCCCGCCGCCCAGCGGCGGGCCGTTTGGCCACATGAACCCGCCATCGTCGTCGAGCAACTGCCCCACGATGTCGTCGACCTGCCGCACACCGAGCGCGGTCAGCAGCAGCCGCAGCACCACCTCGGGCGGCACAGTGCCTGTATCCGACGCGGTCTTGATCGCGTGCACGGTCGTGGCGATGTCCGTGTCGTCGAGGTCCCGCCACACGATGTCGACCGTCAGGTCCGTGTCGGCGGCTAACGCCACCTGCTCGTTGCCCGTCCACGCGTCCCGGCGGATGGTCCCGCGTAGCGGCCCGTTGACCGCCCGCACCGCCTCGGTGATGACGTAGCGCAGGATCCGCTGGTACCAGGATGCCCACATGTCACGGCGCTGTCCCATCGCCAGTTCGGTTGGCTGGTCGAGCGTTTCGGCTGTGGCGCGGGCGCCGGTCTGCCCGGGGTCGGCGAGCAGCATCGTCACGGGCACGTCCAGCGCTGAGGCGACCATCGTGGCCAGTGGCCGGCCCGAGTCGGCGTCGATCGTCGCGCCAGATTTCGAGACCGCCTCCAGCCCCTGGTCTGGTGACAGCATGACCGTGGCGCCGGCGTGCTGCGGTTCCCCGGTTGATGGATCCCGGCTGGGTGCCTGCGCCACGCGCGCTTTGACCGCGGCTGACTTCCGGCCGGGGGTGGTGGTCTTCCACGCGTAGCGGGACAGGGATCGCATCAGCCGCGCCCAGTCCTCCAAAAACTCTTTGTACGCCCGCGCCCAGTCGATCGCCGCGTACGCGTCGGGGATGCCCCGCTGCCAGCCGTGCGGCCGGTTCACTGTCACGTGCAGCACCGGCGAGTCCCAGTGCACCGGGTGGGAGCCGATACGGCGAGGGCGGGTGGCTGGCCGGTAGTCGATCGCCGGGTAGTAGCCCTCGACGGTGGTGCTGGTGTAATGCCCGGTCGCCGGGTCGAGTACCTCGCGGATCCAGCGCCGCTGGTAGTACCACGGTTCGGAGCGATCCTCCGGGTTACAGACCACACGCACGACCTCGTCCGCGGCGATGGTGCGTACCTGCACCCGGCCGTCGAGAGGGCGGGTGAACAGGGCGAAAAACAGCTCGCCGTCGGTGCCGAGGGCATGATCCAGCTGGTCTCGGGCCTCAGCACCGGTAACCGCCCGCACATTGGCGGGGTCGTCGAGGAAGCTGGTAACGACCTTCTGCACGTCCTGCTCGCCGGGGTGGCGGTGGCCGTTGGCCCGCGCGGTGATCTCCACGCCCTGGCCCCACACATACGCCGACCGCAGGTTCAGGCCGCGGCGGATCAGCGGCGACTTGATGGCGTACAGGCGGCAGATCGCCCGCAGCCGCACGAGACCCTCGGCGGTGAACTCCCGGTCGGCGGTTGCGAGGGCCTGACTCCATCCGGGCTCGTTCAGTGCCCGCTCAAGGTCGGCGACCGACTCGGCGAGCAACTGGTTGCTGTTGGCCTGCTGGGCGAGTTCGGTGGAAAGCTCCTGCACCTCGGCGCGCAGCTGCCGCGTTTCGGTGAACGGGATCCGCATACAACGACCCCCTATACCGGTGAGATACCGAAGTCGTCGTATTCGTCATCCACCACCACGACGTCGTCGACAAGCAGCGGGTTGAGCAGCAGCCGGTTCAGCGCCTGCGACATCGCGTCAACCCGGTCGTCGTTCGCCGCCCGGGGGAAGCTCTGCGCCTCTTCGATCAGGTCGTCCACCCACGGCGCCAGCTCCGGCGCCGGCAGTTTCACATTGCCGGCCTCGACGAACGGCGACACCGCCGCGGCCCGCGCCGTCTTCGATCCGTCCGGTTCGACGGCGACCAGACCCGGCAGCTTCCGCGACAGCGCGTTGATCACCGCCGGCCCGTTGGCCTTGTCCTCGACCAGCTTCAGCGCCGCCTGCGGCCAGCGCGCCGACAACATACGCACCTTGACGGCGGTCTCAACGAACGACAGCCGGTCGTGGACCTGGTCCAGCAGGTACGCCTCGGCGCCACGCCGCCCCCACACCTGCCCGCACACGTAGTCGGTGCCGTCGGTGTTCTTGAACGTCATGTCCCACGAGGCGATGACCTCATCGAAGCCGACCGCCCAGCGGGTACCGTCTGGCTTGTCGATCCACTGTGCCTGGCCGTAGAACTCCCACCAGTCGCGCTGGAAAATGTTGCCCTGCGCCGGAGCCGGCCTGCCCTGGCAGAGAGCGTTCCAGGCGCGGGTGCCCATCTCCCGCTTGCGCTGCTCCCACTGCCCGCGGGTGCGGCCCCGGGCGGACTCCATGAACTCGCCGGGTTGACGGCCGAGCGGATCACTTTCGCCGTTGTCGGGATCGTGGTCTGCCTGGGCGGGGATGTTGATGACCCGCCAGTCGATGCCGTCGTCGCGCTCCTGTAACCAGCCGGTCAGGTCATCGTGGCGCCACCGGGTTTGAATGATCACGACGGCGACGTTCGGGCCGAGCCGGGGGATCGCGACTTCGGTCCACCATTCGCGGACCGTCTCCTGCCACGCTTCCGAGTCGGCTTGCTTACCGTCTTTGTACGGGTCGTCGATGATCAGCAGATCGACGGGCCGGGAGGTGAGCGAGCCGGTGATGCCGACGCAGTAGACGCCGCCTTGGTGGCCGAGCAGCTCCCACTCGTGGGCGGCAGCGGACGAAGGGTTGACGGTCAGGCCGAGCCTGTCGCCATGCATGCCGATGTCGTCGCGGATGGCGCGGCCCCACCGTCGTGCGACACCGTGGGCGTACGAGACGATCGCGACGCGCAGGTCCTGGTTTCGGGTGAGCATCCACGTCGGGAAGCGGCGGGAAGTGCGCTGGCTCTTGCCTTCCTGCGGCGCGAGGCTGATCATCAGCCGGTTGCAGCGGCCCTCGGCGACGTCGACCAGCGCGGCGTCGATGAGGTCGAGAGCCGGGGTCTGCACGGTCTTCGGGTCGAGGTCCTGGGCGAGCGCGCCGGGCGTTGCCCAGCGCGCGGGCTTGGGTTTGAACCGCTCGGTTGCGTCCTGCCAGGCGAGTCCGATGTCGAGGAGCGTCACGGCCACCCCCGCTTACCGGCCTCCCGTCACCCCACCGGGACGCCGGGCGGCTTCCGGTTGACTTCCGCCCAGCCGTTGGGTTTGCGGAACGACTTCGGTGACCGCCGTGTCGCCGCCTCGGCTCTCGCCCCGTCCAGGTAGCGGAAGCGTCGGTGTCCCCGCCGGTTGCGATCCGCCATCGGCAAGTACACGTGCTCGCCGTCGCGGTTCAGGTAGCCGTCGGTGTGCCACCGGTTCACCAACTGTGGAGACACTCCCAGTGCGAGTGCGAGTTCCTTCGCGGTCAAGCGTGTGTCCGGATCGACTGAGGGCCACACGGTAGTTCACCCCCGGCCGCGGGTACGTCGAAGCCCCGCAGCCAATTCGGTGCGGGGCTTCGTAACGTTCAGTGGGCAGAGTCTGCCAACACCCACCGTAAATGCTGATCAACGATTCCGCCAGTTTGCGGGGTCACCCCTGCTGCTGGCAGCCGCTCAGCGTGGCCGCCGCATCAACGCCGCCACCTCCTGTGGATCCCGCCGGCCCCGTTCGTCGGCGGCCCGAGCCGCCACCAGGTCCCGATACTCGACGGCGGTGAACACCCTCAGGCAGTCCGGATTCTGGCACTCCACATCCCCCGAACCATCCTGCCGGCGAAACAACATCCGCAGGTCACACCGGCTACATGCGACACCCTCGCAGCGTTCCGGCTCCGGGTCGAGGTCTCCGAGCGCGGCCATCATCCGCCCGCGGATCTGCCGCACGGCATCGGCGAAAACGTCGATCCCCGCGTACCAGTCGCAGGCCCAGTCGAGGCGTGTGATCAGCCAGTCGACGAGGCCGTCGATACTCGGCGTCGGCCGGACCGGGCCGCCGGGAGCGCCGGCGTCAATCCACGCGCGTACCTCCTGGTCGAGGATCTGGGCGATGGGCACGTCACCGATCTGGTCGCCGGCAGGCACCATCACCCTGTGGCCGGCGGTGTCACGCCGTGGTCGCCGGTCGAGCACGGTGGTCCTGCGCTTGCCCTTGTGGCCGTTGTCGACCCACACGGTGCGGGGCTGGGTGTCTAGGGCCTGCACCCAGTTGTCGCCGGTGGTGTCGATGGGCCGGCCGCCGTCGCGGACCACTGGGGCGAGTAGGTCGTGCAGGTGCAGGTCGATGGGGGCGGACGCCTCACCGTCGCCGCCGGTGACGATGGTGTCGGAGGCCACGGAGCGCACGGGGCCGCCGGCGTGGCCGATGACACGGCGGGGCACCCAGCCGGCGTGACGTGTGGGTGAACGGTCGTACTCGGGTCGGCCGGGATGGTGGGGGACGGCGCCGGCCGGGGCGGTAAGGCCGCAGGTGCGGCACACCAGCACCGCGTGGCTGGTGCTGTCGTCAGCGGGGACCAGCTCGTCGCGGGCGCGGCTGGCAAGCTCCGGAACGACACGCAGGGCGTTGGGCAGCCAGCGGCGGCACGGCTCGCACACCTGGCCGATGTCGCGGGGCCGCCTCCGGCAGACAGCGCAGCCGGCGAGCGTGCAGCCGGCCGAGCCGCAGCCCCCGGGGGCGCTGCAGGGCGCGTACGGGGAGCTGTGGCAGGTGCAGTCGACGGGGCAGATGGCCATGTCGGTAATCTCCGTTCGCGCTGGTGACGGTACGCTTGTGGTAGTCGCCCGGTGCTTGGTGAGGCGGCGGTGCGGTGTTGGCGGTCCGGTGCCTGGGGAGGGGCGCCGGGCCGCTTTCGCTATCCCGGGGCCGGTTTCGGCGTCAGCTGCCCGGTACGGCCCTCGACCGCGGGTGGGGAACCTCCCGCCACCAGGTCCATGTGCTGAGACACCAGACCCATGACCCGCTCGTCGGCCGGCACACCCAGGTCCCCGAGCACGCCCACAATCACCGTCGCGATCATCGCCCCGACCTGCTGCGCCAGTTCGATGCGGGCCTCGGCGACGCGGGCCTGGATCGCCAGCGCGCAGTACCGCGCCACCCGATCCGACGCCTCGCCCTCCAGGCTCACGAGCGCCCGCACACCCTCGTCGACTGCGTACACCCGGCCGGTGCGGTCCGCGTCGTACCGGTTGCCGACCAGCGCCGCGACCCCACCGGTGGTGAAGATCCGCTCTAGGTCGGCGCGAGCCGACTGCACAGCGGGATGCTCGCCGTCGTCACCCTCCCCGGGGTCCGGGGTGACGATCAGGGTGCTGGCGGCGTGCGCCTTCCGCAGCCGCTCTGCCGCCTCGTACGCCTCCCCGATCAGCCGGCCGTAGTGGTTCGTTTTCCACCGCCAAAACGCGATCAGATTCAGCAACATTGCTCGGGGATCTACGCTGGTGCCATCGTGGTCGTCGAGCATCCACCGCCGCACCTCCACCCGGATCTGACCCTCGGCCTTCACCTGCGCCAGTGGCTTGCCGGCGTGCATCCGGCAGGTTTTGGTGCCCTCCACAACCCGGCCGCCGCAGGGGGAACCGTCCTTGCGGCGACCGCCGTAGTAGGCGTGCTTGCTGGGGTCCTTGGCTGGGTCGTCGGGCGTGGGCTGCTGTTCGCGCATGGGGTTGCTCATGGGGTGGCCTGTCGTTGTGGGGCGCTGAGGGACCAGGTGGAGGCATCCCACAGGCAGCGCTGGACGTGTTCGGTGCCGCGCGTGTGGCGCGGTTTCGTTGGTGGGGTCCGGACCGAGCAATCGGCGCGTATCCATCGCCAGGCGCTGGTGCTGCCGCCGCGCCAGGTGCTGCTCATGGGCGCTCCTCAGGTGGTGAGTAGGTCGGCGATGGCGTGGGCGGCTTGTTGCGGGACGACGCCGTTTCCGAGGCAGCGCAGGGCGGGGTTGCGGGGTAGGTGGTTGGTGACCCATCCGGCGGGTAGGCCCATCAGCCACTCGACGATTGCCGCGTTGAGGCGGGGGTTGCCGTTGGTGCCTGGCTCTGTCGGTGCGGGTGCGGGCCGACCGAGGACGTGTTCCCAGCGGCGTATGGCTGCCGTGTACGCGCCGAACCGTTCGGGTTGGACGGCGGCGGGGAGCATCAGGTCGCCGGAGCTGCCCCGCTGGTTCGGGCCGCCCTTTTCGCCGTCGGAGGCGCGCGGGGTGGGTAGGAGGCGCCATGACGCGGGTGCCTCGGACACCGACCGCAGCTCGCGAGGTAGTTCGCCGCGGGCCAGTTCGAGGGCCTGATCGATTGACGGGGACGACGATGAGGCCAGGATCGCTGTCCTGCCGGTGCGGGTCGCGGCGGCCCGGGGTGTGGGTAGGAGGGCGACTGCGTCCTCGAGGTTGGGTCTGCCCTGGTTCATGCGGTGGCGGGCGGCCGGTGTGGGTCGCATTGTTAGGTCGCCTGTTCCAGCAGCAGTGCCTGTTCCAGGCCGTCCTTGCCGCCGCGCTTCCAGTCGCGGGCGCGGGGTGTCGGCAGGCCAGGCGGCGACGAAGACGCGTTCGCGGCGGTGCGGGGCACCGACCTCGGACGCGCGGACGCAGCTCCATTGCGCATTGAACCCGAGCGTGGCCAGGTCTCCGAGTACTCGTCCGAAGCCCAGGGAAAGGTGGCCTGCGACGTTTTCCAGTAGCACGATTCGGGGTCGTAGTACGCGAATGGCGTGGGCGATGTCATTCCAGATCCACCGTTCATCGGTCGTGCCGGCTCGGCGGCCGGCCAGTGACAGGGGCTGGCAGGGGTAGCCGGCGGTGAGCACGTCCACGGGCTCGACGTGCGTCCAGTCGGCGGTGGTGAGGTCCCCGAGGTTGGGCACATCGGGCCAGTGGTGGGCGAGGACGCGGGAGGCGTGGGGATCGTTTTCGGCGTGCCAGGTGTGGTCGAGGGGTCCGAGTACGGCGTCGGCGGCGAGGTCGAGTCCGCCGTAGCCGGTGCACAGGGAGCCGAGTCGGAGCGGGGTCATCGGCTGGTCAGCCCTTCCTGCCGGCCGCGCGAGTTTCAGCGGCGGCGGTGAGGGTGTCGCCTCGCTGCCGGGCCTCGATGGCGGCGAGGCGGGCTAGGTGCTGTCTGGCGGTGTGGATGGACCAGGCGGCGGCGGTGGCGTGCAGGTGGTGCGGGGACAGCATGGTGCTCCCTCAGGTCCGGGTGCGGTCGGCGCGGCGGCGTTGCACGGTGCGGGCGGACAGTCCGAGCCGGACCGCGACCTGACGGGCGGATGCGCCGTTGCGGTCGACCCGGTCGATCGCTTCGTCGCGCTCGACCTTGGCCAGCACGATGGACCGGTCACCGGTGAGAGCGCGCTCAACCGCAGCCCAGTCCGGTTCGGTCACGGTGGTGCGGGGGCCGCGTTTGTTGTGCTGGCGGCCCGGCACGTAGCGCCGGCGCTGCTTGGTTGGCTTGGACGGGGCGGGGCGGTACGGCTTGCCCCACTCCTGCGGGCAGACGCAGCCGGCTGCCCGTGCCTCGGGGGTCTCGTGGTCGGCGGCGCGGCAGATGACGTTGAGGATGATCACCGGTCAGCCCTGGGCCTGCTCGGCGGCGCCGAGGCCGACCGTGTTGATGGTGGGCACGTCCATGGGGCGGGTGGTCACAGCAGTCCACCCCCTCGCCGATGACGCGCCTGCCACAGCAGGTCAGCGGCGACCGGCGACAGGGACATGCCGCCGTTGGACACGTCACCCCCCAGGCAGCCGTGGCCGCGCCCCCGATATCCGCAATCAACGCTTGGGCGGGCGTACGCGCCCTCATTACCGGCCAACTGCACCCGATGCCAGCATGGTGCGTCCTGACGCAGCCCGGCCGGACCGTGTAGCCCGGTGCAGAATGGACCGGCGGTGCATTCGACGCGCTGCTCGGTGGGCATGCCGTGCTGCTCGTGGATGAATCTGATTCCGGGGCATGAGGCGAGGCGTGGTACGTCAGGGTTGTCGACCAGTCGGCCTTCGCGTTCGTACTTTTCCGCGCCCCGCCAGCAGTCGGCCCGACCAGCGTGGAAGGTGGGGCCCGGCGCGCCGGGTACAAATCGTGACTCTTCGGGGAAGGCTACCGTCTTTTGTCGGGTGCTGATCGGCTCCAGACAGTGGGCGCACACCCCCGGCTGGGCGGTGGCCATCAGCCGGTCCATCTTGCGCAGCTGGTGCTGGGCAAGCACCGCCCGGTCGAGTTCCTGGCAGGGCCAGGGGTGCCCGTGGCAGGAGCACGTCTGGTAGGGGTCGGGAAGCCGATTCCACCGGTAGCCGGGCGGGGCGGTGAAGCGGACTTCGCGGGTGCCGTCGTGGCGTCGTGCGAAGCGGCGCTCCTCTCCCGGCTTGATGATGAGTGGCCCGTTGTGGTGGCGCAGCACGATGTGGAGCTGCTCGTCGGTGGGCGCGACGCGGCGTGGGCGGCTTTCGTGCACCGTCCATGCGGCGTACCGCCAAGCCACAAGGTCGCCTGCTTCGGGGTGGGTACAGCCGTACGTGTCGCGACGGTTCCGGATTGAGGGTTCCCAGCGGTCGGGGTCTTGCGCGCCGTTCCAAGACAGGCTCGGTAGCGGTTGGTCAGACATGGATGCCGCCCGTCCGTAGTCCCGTCTCAGGGTCCACAAAGCCACTGTGGTCTGGGCAGAGCACCGTGAGGCCGCGCAGACGCATCCAGCCCCGATCCGGCGGGCCAACATCGGCGCGGTAGGTGCGCGGGCATCCCGGCCAGACGCAGTGGCGGATCAGGGTCCCCGTGGTGCCCTCCGACGCGCGGGCTTCGGCGGCGGTGATGAGGGTGACGAGGTGTCGGGCGATTCCGTCGTGCTCGTCGGTGATGGCCCCGGGGTAGTGGGCGTCCCAGCGGTCGTACCAGCCCTCCAGGAGGTCACGGAGGGCTTCGGCGCGTTCGTCGGCGGTGCGGGCGGCCCGCCACTCCGCCGTGGAGTAATCGAGGAACGCCTGCATGTCGGCTGGGGCACCCTGCGCGCTGCCGGGCCGGGAACCGGTGCGGGTGGCGTACCGTGCCCGGTCGAGCCGCTCGGTGGCGTCGTCGAGGCTGGCGCGGGCCTGGTCCCGGTCGGCGGCGAGCTCGTCGATCAGCTCGGCGGGGGTGGCGAGGGGGGCGTGGCAGGCGGCGCGGTTGAGGGCGGCCCACACGTCGGTGAGGGTGTCGAGTGCCTGCTGGCAGTCGTCGGGGGCGGTGGTGGTGGCGTGATGGTCGTGGCGGCACTCGCCGTGGATGGGTAGACGGGTGGGGACTCCTGGGCAGTCGCGTACGCCGAATGCGCCGTGGTCGGTGCGGTGGGGATTGTGGGGGGTGGTGTCTGTGCAGTGCGTCTGGGTGCTCATGGTGGGCTCCTGTCAGATGTAGGCGACGAGAATCTGGGCGGCCTCAGTCGGCGGCGTGTCCGGGGCGCAGATCGCGGCGCTGCGCCGGCCGTGCTCGTCGTCGAAGTGCCAGCCGTGCTCGGGGTCATCGAGCCAGCGCAGCCACACGACCTCGTCGACGTTGGCGATGTTGGCGATCGGCATGTTGCACTGCTCTTCGTCGAGGTCCAGGGCGTTGACGTCGACGGGGACGTCGAGCTTGATGAGCTGGTCGATGACGGCGCGGACGTAGTCGGAGCCGGTGGGTGCACGCTGCGGCTTCACTTAGTCCCACCTGCCTGCATCGCCCGGCGGCGGGCCGATGTGAGCGCGCCCATTTCCCGCCACGTGATGGCCTTCGCGCCCAACCGGATGGCCTCGCCTCGCTTCACGTCAACCACGTCGTAGTGCCAGTGGGGGCATGCCCTGCCCTCGGGGGCGCACTTCTGCTTGCAGGTTTGGAACCAGTCGCGGTGCAGACCGAGCTTGGCGGCGAACTTGTGTAGCTCCTGCACGGTGTCGGCGGTGAGGTGGGACCAGCGTCCGGAGATTCGGCCGACGCGGGCTGAGCGACGGAAGTCATCGACGTAGACGGTCATCGGGTCACCGCCCGCACTTGCTCCTTGGCGGTGTGTGTGGCGCCGGGTTTGCGGCACCAGTCGCATGGCGTGGGCTGGGTCATGGCGGTCCTCCTCAGGCGGTGGCGGGGGTGAGGGCGTCGAGCAGAGACGGCTGATCGCTGAGCGCGCGGTTGGACCAGATGACCTCGGTGCGGCCCGCCCAGGTGCCGCCCTGGCCGGTGCCGGTGGTGATGTCGACGCGGTCCCACCCGGCGTACAGGTCGTCGTACAGCTCGCTGGGGTATCCGGATAGGACGACTGCGGCGCGGGTCTGGTGGAGTGCGTCGGCTAGCTCGCGGTGGGCGGCGTCGTCGGGCAGCTCGTGCCGGTAGTTGGTGCCGGTGCGGGTGTGTCGGGGGTAAGGCGGGTCAACATAGAGCAGCGCGTCTGGGTGCTGCCCGTATGCGGCGATGACGTCCAGGGCGGGGCGGGCCTCGAGGGACACTGCGCGGAGGCGGTCGGCTGCTGGTGGGAGGCGGCGGCGGTAGGCGTCGAGGTAGGCGGGCATGGACATGCTGGTGCCGCCCGGGTCGATGTAGTGGCGCCATCCGGTGCGGCGCAAAGTGCCAGTGCGGCCCTGGGTGAGTCGGACCCAGACGCGGCGGGCGATTTCCACCTCGTCGGCGGCGGGTTGGTGGGCGTTGTCATGTTCGGCGCGGGCGTGGGGGGTGAGGTCCGTGACGCGTTCGAGGTCGTCGGGCCGGTCGCGGCACACTCGCCAGAAAGTGACCAGTTCCCCGTCAAGGTCATTGACGGTTTCCAACTTTGATGGCCGCTTGGCGAGCAGGACGGCGAGGGAGCCGGCGTACGGCTCCACGTAGTGCTCGTGCTCGGGTAGGTGCCGGACGATCTGCTCAGCGATGCTTGCCTTGCTGCCGTAGTAGCCGATGGGTGGTTTCACGGGCGGCCTCCTCACGCGGGGGCGGTGGGGTCGGGTCGGCGCGTCGTCGGGTGTGCGTTTGCGGTAGGTGATGCTCGTGTCACCGCGAGGAGCGGTCTAAAGGGTGGCCATGTCAACGAATCGGGACTTGTCGAGCTGGGCGGCGACCGTCACCACGTCCTTCGGCGCAGACCTGGCCTTACGGACCACAAAGTCGGCCTCACCCCGCCGGGGCGACTCGGGGTCGTAGTAGTCGGGCCGGTGAATGAACATCACCACGTTGGAGTTGTTGGCGATGGAGCCAGACCCGCGCAGGTCGGACAGCTGCGGAAGCTTGTCGGCGCGCATGTCGGGGCCGCGGTTCATCTGGGCGGCGGCGATCACCGGGACGTCGAGACTGCCCGCCATGATCTTCAAGCCTCGGCTGACATCACTGATCTGCTCTTGCTCGTCCTTGCACCGCCGGCTCGGTTCTACGAGCTGCGTATAGTCGACGATCACCGCGTCCAGGCCGTGCTTGGCCTGCAACCACCGGCACTTGTTCTGGATCTGTCGGACGTTGATCGCCGACCTGTCGCAGATGAACATGGGGGCGGTGGACATCGGCCCTAGCTGGGTTGACACCCGCTGCCAGTCGGAGTCGGACAGGTTCCCGTCACGGATCAGGTGATATGGCACCCCGGCCTGCGCAGAAATGATCCGCTCGAACAGTTCGTCGCGTGCCATTTCCAGGCTGAACAGGGCGACCGTGTGCTTACGTTTGATCGACAGGTGGCGGGCCACGTCCACCAGGAACACCGACTTGCCGCAGCCGGTGGGGGCGGCGATCGTGATGAGCTGCTTCCGGCGTAGTCCGCCGAGTAGCCGGTCCAGGTCCGTGAACCCGGTTGGCAGGCCGGCAGGGTCGGCGGCGCGATGCTCGATGGCGTCCAGGCCGCTGTCGAGCAGGTCCGCCAACTGCACCATGTCGTCGTCGTCGCGGGGGCTGATCTGTCGGATCAGTTCAGTGGCGAGGGCCGTCGCGTCATCTGCGGTGACACCGGGTTTGGTGGCCGCCTGACTGATACGCACACCGGCGACCTGTAGTCGACGTCGGGTCGCCAACTCCAACAGCCGGTCCACGTAGTAGGGGGCCTGCGCGGCGAGCGGGACTGCGGCGACACAGGCGTTCAGGAACAGCGCACCGCCCTCGAACCGGTTGAGGGTTCCACGGTCGGCGAGGTACCCGGCCAAGGCAAATGGTTCGGTGGGCACCCCTGATTCGTGGGCGTTGATGAGGATGTCGTACAGGTCGGCGTTGCGGGGGTTGTAGAAATCCTCTGCGCCGAGCCGTGCCGATACGACGTCGATCAGGTTCGCGTTGGTCATCAGCGAGCCGAGGACGACGCGTTCGGCGTCGACGTCGAACGTCGGTGCCGCCGCGGGGTCGGCTGCGGCATCCGAACGGGTGGGTGGGTGCATCGGGTGGCCTTTCACTTCACGGTTGCCGGGGTTCGGGCGGCGGCTTGTCGGGCGTGGTCGGCGAGCTGGTCGGCGGTGAGTCCATGCCGGTGGAGGACGGTGGCTTGCTGGGTGAACCGCAGCAGTTCGGCCACACCGGCGCGGGGAACGGATTGGCGGTAGATGGTGACCGCTGCGGCAACTGCGGGGTGAGTTCGTTCGCGTTGCACGTCGGCGGGCAGTTGGGTGCCGCACCGGCACCAGGGGCACAGGAGGGCCCCGGTGGTCGGGTGAGGTTGGTTGCCGGCGGCGGTGCCGTGCTCACAGTCGGGGTGGGTTTGTTGTATTGCCCGGATTTGGGCCTCAACGTGTTCGGCGCGGTCGCGGCGGATGGCGTCCAAGAAGCGGCTGAAGCTCGAGTTGGCGGCCATGGTGGTGAGGTAGCCGAGGTTGACCTTGGGGCCGTATTCGGCGCAGACGGCGCGGTGGACGGCGTTGGCGTCATCTGCGGTGACACCGGGGTTTGCGGATTTGAGGCTGTTGAGGATGATTTCCGTGGCCCTGGGCAGGGTTGCGGTACGTGGGAACCGGATCTTCTGCTGCCGGCCGGCGGCCTGTTGGGGTGTGGCGCTGTGTGATGGTGGCGCCTTGGTGGGCGTGTGCTTGGCGGCGGCTTGCTGCCCGCCGCTGTTGGTGGGCTTGTCCGGGCGCGGCGGATGGTCGGTGTTGGTAAAGGTCTTAAAACCAGTAATAGGAGAGGCGCCGTCCGGTGGTCCGCTCAGCGGACCACTTTGGTCCGCTGAGCGGACCAGAGGTAGTCCGCTGAGCGGACCAGACGCCGACGGATGTGGTCCGCTCAGCGGACCAGAGCACGCCGGGAACTGGTCCGCTGAGCGGACCACTTGGGCAGGTAGAGGACGCTTGCTGCCCCCATCCGACGGTGACGGTGCGTTGACACCTGGTCCGCTGGGCGGACCACCGGATGCGGTGCGGGGCTTGCGCGATTCCCGCTTCGGTAGCACAACAGACGGTCCACCGATCGCCAGCTGGTAGCCGGACTTGACGTTGGCCACCGCGGTGGTGCGCCGCGCCCAGCCGGACGCCGCGAGTACCTTCATCCACTCGGCGACGGCCGACCGGGAGTAGCCGGTGGCACCGGCCAACTCGGTGAACGTGGGGGCGTGCTGGACGGGGATCTCGGCGGTGGCCGCAACGCAACGCGTGAGCAGACGCAGCATGATATGCCGCCCCGTCGGCTCCATGTCCACGGTTTCCAACGCCGCCTCTACCTCCCACCGGGTTGTCACAGGTGGTGCCTCCGTTGGTTCATCGCCGGGTGTCAGCGCCGGCGTTTGCGCGGTTTGCGTGTGCCGTTCACGGCCGTGACGGCAGGAGTCGACGGGTGCGGCGACCCATCACGGGGCGGCCTGACGCCGCATGCCCCGAATCCACTCCTGCGGCTCTGTGCCGGTGAGCGCGGCGAGGCGGCAGATGCACCCGGCGGCCACGCCCACAGCCGCGGACAGCGCGCCGGCCCTCTGGTCGGCGGGGAGCCGCGCGATGAGCAGGGCGACGGCCTGCGAATCGTCTGCGGTGGCGGCGTCGATGGCGTCGATGACGTCGGTGACTGGCTGGTCCATCAGAACGGAGGCTCGTCGTCGAAGTTGCCGCCAGCGGACCCGCCGCGCGGGGGAGTAGGAGCGGCCGTGGCCCGCGCGCCGTCGAAGTTGCCTCCGCCACCCGAGCGGGACATCTTCTGCACCTTCGCCGTGGCGTAGCGCAGCGACGGGCCGATCTCGTCGACCTCCAGCTCGATGACCGTGCGCTTCTCACCCTCGCGGGTCTCGTACGACCGCTGACGCAGCCGACCGGACACGATCACGCGTGCACCGCGGGTCAGCGACTCCGCGACGTACTCGGCGGCCTGCCGCCACACGGTGCACGAGAGGAACAACGGCTCGCCGTCCTTCCACTCGCTGGACGACTTGTCAAAGAACCGGGGCGTCGAGGCGACCCGGAACTTGGTGACTGCCGCACCGGAGGGGGTGAATCGCAACTCGGGGTCATCGGTGAGGTTGCCGACGACCGTGATGCTGGTGTCGTTTGCCATGTCAGAGTGCCTTCCTGTGGGGCGTGAGGTGGGTGGTATCCAGGCCGGCGGCGGCTTCGCGGGCGGCGCGGGCAATCGCAGCGGACACCTCGATCGCCGCGGCAGGGGTGTGGACCAGACCATCGATGAGCACGTGGGCACCGGCAGGGCTGACGGTGACGCCGGATAGGCCGTCGAGCGGGTTCGACCGGTAGGACAACATCGGGCGGGCGGCGTTGATCCGGTCGACGTGGTCGGGCAGCGGATGCGTGGTCGCGCAGCCGACGACGGCCTGTTCGAGGACGTCAAGTTCGGCCCTGAGCTGGGCGTTCTCGGCGGCGAGGGTGGCGTGCTCGGGTCGCCGGCAGCGCCGGAACAGGCCGATCATCGGGTCACCGCCGGGCCAGCAACCTGCCGGGCCTGCCACTCGGTGATGTTGTAGGCACGGGCGAACGGCCTGCGCCCCGACCGGCGGCCAGCCTGCTGCTCCTGCAGGCACCACAGCCGGTACAGGTGCGCCCGCTCGCCGCCGGTGAGCCGGCCGATCGGCCAGAGCCCGTCGAGGGCCCACCGCACGTATCGCAGCGACACAGGCCGCTCCGGTATCGCCTCGGTGAGGCTGCCTGCCGCGGGTGCGGCGTCCGGGTCATCGATGTCGTCCCAGGCGGCGACCGGAACCCAGCCCTGCCGTACCGCGTAGCGGCGGGCCTCCGTGGAGGTGCCGGCACGGTCGAGGCGGGTGACGAGGATCCGCACCACGTCATGGGTGTGTCGGGCGACGGTGAGAGTTTCGTGGCCACGCCACTGTTTGACGGTGCTGACAGCAACACCGAGGTGCCGGGCCAGGTCACGTGCAGGGTGCCCTTCCGCAGTGAGTCCTTGCAGCCGGCGAGCCGTGCCGACGGCGGGCACGAAGCCGGGACGGTGGGTGCCGAGGGCGAGAGCCTTGTGGCGTGCGGCTACGCGTGCCCGGTTGCGTTGCCGGCAGGCAAGGCATCCTGGGGTGTAGCGGGGGTGCTGGCCGCATTTTCTGGTGCCGGTTGCGTGGCGTCGGCAGCCTCGGCGCACGGTGTGGTTGGTCATCGGGTCACCCGGATGGGCATGATCAGGTGCCGGTGGGGGTGGGTTTCCTGTTCGTCGCGTTCGCCGTCGCCTGACTGGCTGTCATTGGCCGTCCCGGCGGGGGAGATGACGGCAGGCTTGTAGGCGCCCACCATTTCGATGAGGGCGTGGCTGGCGCCGAGGTGCGACAGCCCGTCGATCAGGTATTGCGGGTTGAATCCGATGGTGATGCTCTCACCGGCCTTGTAGTGGCCGATGGGCATTGTCTCGGCGGCGCGTGCCTCCCCCGCACCACCTGCCTCCACCAGCAGTGTCGTGTCGCCGGGGGTGAAGGTGAGCAGTACCGGCGTGGTGCGTTCCGCCACCAACGCGACTCGCTTCACGACCTGGACGAGCTCGTCGGCCGGCACGAGCGCCGACGCGTGCACCTCCTCCGGGAACAGGGACCGCACGGGCGGATAGTTAGCCCCGTCCAGTAGTCGGGAGGTCACACGCCGACCGCCCGCCTCGAAGCCGATCACACCCTCGCCGGGAGTTCCGGCCGTCAACGCGAGGGTGATCGGGTCGGTGCCAGCGGCAAGGACTTTCGCCACCTCGGACAGCGTCTTGGCGGGGATGAGGGCCTGCGCCGACAGATCGTCTGTGTCCGGCTTCCACGACAGTTCGCGGACGACGAGCCGGTACCGGTCGGTGGCGAGCAGCGCCATCCGGTCGCCGTCGAATTCGATGCGGACCCCGGTCATCATCGGCAGGGCTTCGTCTCTGCCTGCCGCCACCGCCGTCTGCATGACAGCCCGCGCGAACACTGCGGCGTCGATGGAGCCGATCGGCTGCGGCATCGCCGGCAGGGTCGGATAGTCCTCCACCGGCATCGTCGGCAGCGTGAACCGGGCCGACCCGCACACCAGTTCCAGGTGTGTGCCGGCGGCGGCCAGGTCGACCGGCTTGTTGGGCAGCGCCTTGGCGATTTCCGACAGGAGACGCGCCGACACGAGCACGGTGCCGGGCTCGCCACCGAGCGCGGCCACGCCGGCCCGCGTCGAGACTTCGTAGTCGAAGCCCTCGGCGGTGAGTTTGATGCCGTCGGCGGTGAGTTTGATGCCGGCGAGCACCGGCGCGGAGGGGCGTTGGGGGAGGCTACGGGCGACCCAGCCGGCCACGTCAGCAAGCTGGTCTCGGTCGATGCGGGTTTTCATACGGCGGCCCCTTGCCACGCCGTGTGGGCCTTACGCGGCCGGTCACGCCACTGCTGACCGGCATGGTTGACAACGACGGTGCCGTCTCGGCGCAGGTCCACGAAGCCGCGGTCATCCAGCGTGTACAGCAGGTCGTCCACGGTGCGGCTGCCGTTGCGGCGGTCCCCGTACGTCCAGTCGGGGCGACGGTAGATACGGCCGGCTTTGATGGCATCGAGCAGTCGTTCGACGGTTCGGTAGTCCATGTGTGGTCCCCCGGGGGTGGGGCCCATCCCATGCCTGGGACGGGCCACGCTGACGGTGGTGGTCATGCGGCGGTCATCCGGCGGGTGCCCTTCCGCAGCAGTTCGCGGCGCTCGTCCTCGGACAGGCCACCCCAGACGCCGAAGTCGGTGCCGCTGTCGAGGGCCCACTGCAGGCACTGGTCCATCGCCGGGCAGCGCCGGCAGACGGCCTTGGCCTGCTTCACCTGCAGCAGGGTCGGGCCTGACGTCCCGATTGGGAAGAACAACTCGGGGTCCTCGTCGCGGCAGGCAGAGTGGTCGCGCCACCGGTCGCCGTGGTCGGTGCTGCGCCGCTCGACCGTGAAGCGTCGTCGGCTCACGCGGCCACCGCCTTGACGTGGCGCGGGTTTGCGCGGCGGATCAGGCTGTCGCCATGGCACAGCTCACCGGGCTTGCAGGCGCAGGCGAGATCCTTGCCGCTGAGTGTGTCGAGTTCGGCGAGGATCCGCAGTCGGCGTGCCGGTTCGACGTTGGCGTAGTCGGGTTCACCGTCAAGCCATGCGTCGAAGGCGTCCACGCATACCTTGCGGGCGTCGGCGTTGTTGTCGGCGAAGCCTTCGGAGATGCAGTCGGCGGCCTTGAACGGGTTGCCGAACCGGCTGGTGCGGTCGACGATGATGGCGTTGTCGGGCCTACGCCATCCGGCGGTGCGTTTGCGCTGGATCCGCTGCGGAATCATGAGGTCACGACCACAGCGACAGCCGGCTCCTGCACCGGAAAGAACGCGGCGATCCGCAACGCGATCGCCGTGAACGGCGACGGTGACACCGCGACAACGTCAGCGGCCTGCTCCAAGAAGGCGGCCACCTGCACCGCCACATCCGGATGCCACGCCGCCATGTGCGCGACGTCCCCTGCCGTCGGCCGGGAGCAGGCGTCGCACATCGCTTCCTCCTGGAAGTGGAAGATGATGCCCGTGCGGTAGCCGTGTTGGGTAGGGCCACTGAACAGCATCGGGCTGTTGTCGTGTCCGATGCCGCCGGACCAGCCGTGGGGCAGGGTGCCGGAGGGGGCGGCCTCGGCGGCGAGGTCGCGGATGCGTCGGGCGGCGTCGCGCAGAATCTGCGACGGCGGGGGGCTGATGTTAGGCATGGGTGGCCTCCTCAGGGGTGTGGTTGTCGTCAGCGAGGGCGGGGCGGGTGGCGGGCCGCCGGGCGGTGAGCTGGCCGGAGCGCCGGCGGGTATCCGGGCGCGGCCCGGCCGTGAGACTCGGGTAGCCGCGCACGTCGCGATCAGGGGCCACTGGCCCCTCCGTGACCCGCCGCAACACGATCAGCGCACCCGGCCGGTCCAGTGCCTCCGGATCCTCGCCCGGATATACCTTGGCCAGCCGGTCGAGCTCGACCAGACGGGCGTCGTCCACCCAAACCCCAGCCGTTGTCAGCGCGTCCTCAGTCGACCGGAGAAGCTTCGACGTGTCCGGGTAGGTGATCGGCCAGGTACGTCGGCGCTTAGGCGCGGACAGGGGCTTTCGGAGAGTGAACACGAACCGGCCGGCAATCGGCCCGTCCAGCGGGAACACGTTGCGCAGCTCGGGAAGGTCATTGAGAGCGGTCAGGGCAGCGGCATGCACCTGTTCACGCCACGGCTGCACCTTCGTCGACGACTCGACCATGATCGCTTTGCCAGTGCGGCTGCGGCCCTTGAACGTCTTCGAGCCTTGGGGGCCGGGCGTGCCGTACACGACGATGCGCAGCGTGGCGTAGGTGTCGTGCTGCCTGAGTTCGGTCACGGCTGTACCCGCTCGCCGTAAGGGCGGATCGGCCAGTCGGTGGTGACACCGTCGGCGCGCCGCCGCAAATCCTCGGCGTCCGCAAGAACCGTCGCCCGCTCCGCGTCATCCGACGCCCGGCTGGACTGATACTCCAACTCGTTGGCCTGCCGCCGCCAATACTGGGCAAGCCCCTCGGCCTGCTCGGCGTACCAGCCCACCTGCCCGGCATGCACCTCAGCGAGGGTCAGCTTCCCGAACTCCTGGAAGCCCCGCACGATCCGGTCCGGATAGCGCCGGTCGGAATACGTGTCCATGACATCCTGCGGAGCGACCAACGCCTGCTGCGCCCGTTGCCCGATCCGGTACGCCACCCGGGCCGCACCCAACGCGTCGTTCTCCGCGTCATGGGCGCCGTCCAACCGCACCCCGTACTGCCGGCACAGCGCATCCAACTGCCGTTTGCCCGGCCGGTACCGGTCGAGTGCCTTGTCGATGACGAACACGTCCACGACCGGCCCGAGCGGACGCCCTAGCCGCTGTTGGACTGTGGGCACTCCATGCCGGCGGCAGTCCCGGTCCAGCAGCGTGAAATCGAACGCCAGGTTTGATCCGACAACGGGCACGTCGGCGAGCATTGCGTCAGCGAGCGCCCCCGCTACCAGGTCGAGAACCACGGCGGCCGGCTGCCCGTTCGCCTGGGCGTGCTCGGTGGTGATGCCATGCACGTCGGTGGCGGCCTGGGGGATGGCCACGTCCACGGAGATCAGGTGTGAGTGCACGTCAACGGGCTGGCCAGGGCGGATACGGGCGACGGTGGCCGAAACGATCCGGTCGTTCTCCACATCAGTGCCGGTTGATTCGGTGTCGAACGGGGCCATCTCCCCGAGATACCAAGTCACGACGGCACCCCGACAGCGTCCGCCGGCTTCGCGGCATCCGGCCGGTCAGTACCGTTACGGTCGGCGCGCTGCCGCTTCTCCACATCCCGCTCGGCCTGCTTGATGACACGCCCGGCCTCGAACTGCGTCAGCTCAGTCGACGACTTGATCTGTCGGCCGACCACCCCGATCGCGTACTGGAGCCGATCACCCTGGCCGGCGATACCCAACTCACCGAAAGCCCGCTGCATGCGTGCCTTCTGCTCGCCGGTGATCGGCGGCTCCTGCCCACCGTTGCCGCTCGACGGCTGATCCGAGCGGGGTGACCGGGAAGACCGGTTACGGTGGGCCGACGCCTGCTCAGCCAGCGCGGCGTCGTTGTCGTCGCCCTCCGGCGCCACACCCGTCACCGCGCACAGGCAGTACCGGCGAAAGTAGGTGATCGCACTACCGATCTCCTGCGGGGAGCCCCGGTCCGGCAGCGGCCACTCACCTTCAATCATCTCACCGGATATGTGCCGCAACTCGTACACGAGCACCAGCCGGTTGTCCTTGGTCGTCGGCCGGGACGTGAACGCCAGCCCCAGCTTGCCGAGATTCGGCAGAACCCTCTGTGACACCCGCGCCAGGTCTGCGTACGTGTACCGGTAGCTGCCACCCGACTTGGTGTCGACTTTTGCGGTCTGGTCTTTCTCGATGCGCGGCAACTCCATCTGGAGGCGGGCGAGAGCAGCGTTCAGGTTGTTCGGCATGTCAGTCACGACAGAACCCATTCGTTGTGGCGGCGCTGCAAATACATGGGCAGCGAGATGACTTCGATGTTGTCGCCGTAGCCAGGCCAGATGCCCGACTCGGTGCAGTCGCGAAAGGTTTCCCGTGCGCGCTGGTTGCGTTCGGCGCCGATCTTTAGCGCGGTGTCGTCCAACTCGACGACCTTCACGAGGTACGGCGGGGTCTTCGACTGGAATACGAACAGGAACTCGGCGTCGGGGGCGATCAGGTCTAGTTCGATCGCGCCGGTCAGATACCAGTCGGCCTGCTGGTGGTAGCCGAAGTTGGCCACCGTCTTGGCGATGTGCCCGGGGTCGGCGCAGGTGGTGGTCTTGTAATCGACGATCCGGTCGGTCAGGTAGTCCAGGCGTACCCGGCACTCCACGCCCGTGTCGGTGTCGATCCAGAACAGCGACTGTTCGGCAATGCCGTCAGCAGTGAACAGTTCGGCGGCGCGTGGGTGGCGGCGCAGTGCGGCGGCCATGGCCTGAGCGGTGTCGAACTCTTCTGGGAGCAGCGGCACCTCACCACGTGCGTAGGCCTCGTCGCGTTCCTGACGGGCGTCTTTGGTTTGGTAGTTGGGGGCATTGACGACGTGGAGTTGCGGGCCGGCACCAAGCACAAGCATGTGGGCTGCGCGGCCAAAGTCGAATTCGCGCTTGTGCGGCTGGGCGTTGTCTTGCTCATGTCGGTAGATGGCGGGACAAGACGGGGGAAGCAGCTTTCGGGCGCCGGTGGATGAGAGGGCCGGGTGGGCGTGGTATTTCTCTTCAGCGATGTCGTAGACGCCGGGCGCGGTGATGTTCACTGGTCGTACCTCGCGTCGTCGTCAAGGAATGCGGTCCGGCACAGCGGCTTCCAGCACAGGGCCAGCAGCCCCGGCAGCCCGTCACCGCAGGTGGGACACGGCGGCCGGTAGGTAGGTGGCCGCATCGGCGACGGGAAAATCTCCGCCTGGGTGGGCTGCGGCATCGGCAGGGTTGATGTGGTCACCGACATCCCCCATACGGCGGGCCGCAGACGGTCAGGTCATGCAGCAGGCAGCACAGCAGGTCGCCCATCAGACACCGCCGAGCACAGCGCGGGCCGTCGCAACCGCCTGCGGCAGCGTCGATGCGGACAGGCGCACACGCCACCGACCGGAGTTGGTGGCAGCTCTCACAAGCCGGTCGTGGTTCTCCAGGTGGGAGGCTTCCGCGTCCAGCCAGTCCGCCAACGCCGCATTCAACTCGGGGCGAGCGTGTGGGTTCGGGTTGCCGGAGACCGCAGTGTTGCGCAGACGGGTGGCGGCCTCACGCAGGATCTCGATGTCGTTCACGCCGCACCGTCCCCAGCCAGCGACGCAGCCCACCGGTCACCCTCAGCCCGACGGATGATCAGCCGATGGTTCAGGTATACCTGCCAGCCGAAAGCGGTCAGCGTGTACTCCCGGTCGTAGCCGTGATTGATCAGCCCGCCCTCGGTCAAGACGCCTCTGTCGCGGAGGGCGTTGATGGTCTGCCGGTGCTGGTGGTCACCGTGAAAGTGGGCGGTGGACACGACGGCTTTACCGCCGCAGCAGGCGAACCGCTCGATCTCCTCAGCCTGGTTTTCCGACAGCCGAACAGCGCGCGGGTTGGTCCGCATGGGCTTCGGGGTGGGCAGCGGCGTGGCGGCGGCCTCAGCTTCAGCGGCAATCTGGTCGACCACCTCAGGGGCGGGTCGAGTCTCCGCATGGCGGTATAGCACCACCTGCGCGGCGAACTTCCGCCGCTGCTCGTCAGTCCAGTGGGCGACGCGGGCCCTGCGGACCTTATGCAGCCAGACGGGGCCGCCGTTGCCGCCGCCGGTGGACTGGCAGCCAACGCCGAACCCGGCGTTGCACTTCGGGCACTTCACTGCTTGCGGGGCGGTCATGCTGTACCGCGGCAACGTCACCGGCATCTCCGGCGGCGGCGCGTAGGTCCCGTCCGAGACCCCGCGCCAGTAGGCGCACGCCGCGTCGTGGGGCTCCCCGGGCAGATGCCCACACCCCAGGTCAGGGACGGTGATCGGATCGGTGGCGGCCGAGGGCGACCAGGACGGGGCGCTCATCGCGGCACCTCCACCTGCTCTACCTCGGTCCACAGCCGGGCCACTGTCGCGATGTGCTGAGGAGTGCAGGCGTAATACCAGTGGCGCTGCTCGCCGTCGACCGGGCGCAGGACGCACGAGCAGGCGGGACGGATCCGCCACCGCGCGGTGCGTGGACAGGCGTCGCATTCCGGGGCGCTCACCGGGCACCCCCGGCGATCCGGTGCGACTCCTGCGCGCACTCAGCCAGATGCCGCAGCCCCGTCGCCAGCGGGCTTGGCGGCAGTGCCGCGTACTCGGCGGCCCGGTCGGCGAGCCGGTCATCGGTGGCCTGGTCGAGGTCCCAAGCGAGGTGCCGCAGCACCACCGCGTCGAGGGCGGCGGCCAACTCCCGCACCATGTCATCGCTCATCGCCGCGCGTCCTCCAGGTCCGCGCCGTCCAGGTTCGCGCCCCTCAGGTCCGCGCCCCGCAGGTTCGCGCCCCGCAGGTCCGCGAGCCCCAGGTCCGCGCGCCGCAGGTACGCGCCGTCCAGGTTCGCGCCCCTCAGGTCCGCGCCCGGCAGATTCGCGCCCCGCAGATTCGCGCCCTGCAGGTCCGCTTCGCGGCCGTAATCACGGACCAGACGCGCGCCGTCCACAACATCCACGACATACGCCCGCCTCAGCCGCCACTTGTCCCCGCTGGCGCCGGAGAGCAGGTCAGCGGTCGACCAGGCACACAGCAGCAGGGTCACCGCCGGCACACCGGCGGAGGCCATCGCCCCCCAGGTCCGCGCCAGGCAGATCCCGTCACCCACAGTGAATGGGCACTCGCCGGTGTTGTTGGCGGTGACCGGCCCCGGAGCCTCAGCCCACTGCCCGGGCCACGGCCACCGGTAGCCGTACCGTGAGCGCAGATCAGGGTGGACGGTGCGGATACCCCACCGGTCGCAGCCGGCAGGCAAGACCCGGTCGGCAGTCAAAACATCAAGCAGGTCTTTCACGTCAGGCTCCAGATCAGCAGGGCGGCCAGGAGGCAGATGGCGGCGCCGAGGGGCACGCCGACCAGCAGGCCGACGACGATGCGGACGGTGTCCGCGTGCGGATACGGCGCGGCAGCGTGCCGGGCACCCTCCACCGCCGGACACGCCGGGCCGTGGGTGCGGCCGGGCACGGTCAGGCAGCCTGGGTATAGCCCGGGGCCGGAGTGGGTCTGCTCGTGACGTGTCATGTCAGGCCACCTCCCGCAGCGCCGGATCGGTCAGCGGCAGCAGCCTGGGGCAGTGCTGCGGCAGGTGCACCTCCGGCGGCGGGTACTCGCCGGCCGCGACACCCCGCCAGTAGGCGCACGCCTCGCCGTCGTGGGGCTCCCCGGGCAGATGCCCTCACAGCGGGTCCTCGACGGTGGTTTCGGCGGTGTCCTCCAGCAGATCCGCCTCAAACGCCCCGCGGCCGGTGTGCCGCCGCTGGTGCTCACCCCACATCCCGGTCACCGTCCCGAGGTGCTCAGTGCAGGCGTACTGCCTGTCCCCTGCCGCCGGCAGGAGGCACGAGCAGGCGGGATGGATCCGCCACCGCGCGGTGCGCGGGCAGGCGTCGCACGCCGGGGCGCTCACCGGGCACCGCCCTCGGCGAGCTGGGCGCGCAGCGCCGCCACCTCGGCCCGCAACTCGTCCTCAACGCTCGCCGGCAGCGGTACGGCCGCGAACGCGGACAGCACAACCTCTCCCACCTGCGCGTCCACCCGGTGCTCCCACAGGGCAGATCTGTTGTGGTGGCCGGTACTCGCCGCAGTGTCGAACGCAGCGGCGATGGCATCAACAGTGGTGATGCCGTCCGGCGCCTCCGACGGCTCCAGGCCGGCGCAGATGCCGACGGTGACATAGCTGACGTGGGCCGGCTTCCCGGCGAGAGAGCCGATCCGGTCAGCCGCCGCACGCAGGTCGGCGGCGAGGGCCTGCCAGTAGTCCGGCCCGGTAGTTTGCTCGGCGTTGTCGGTACGATCGGTGTGCATCTGCACTTCTTCTCCTTGTGGTGGTTGGTGGTGCGGATGTCGAGCCCTTCGCCGACCCCAGATCGGCGGGGGGCTCACTTACCGCTGCCGGCAGGCCTGGCAGCGAGCGATTGGGGCGTGGTGCCGGCGGGGGAGTGCATTGGGGTGGTCATGCGGCCCGCCGGCTTGGCTGGGTAACCGGTGTCGGGCGGGTCAGCTGGGCGGGGACGAAAACGCGCCGAAGCCTGTCGATCGTGTCGGGCGACAGCTCGGGGGCCGCGTCAACAGCGGCCTGGATCATCCAGTGCTCGTCGGTGACGGGTACTGGCTTGGTGCTCATACCGCCTCGCTCAGCGCTGGGTGGCGTCGGCAGGCGATCAGTTCTTCCAGGGTGATGCCGGTAGCGGCGGTGACCGCTAGCGCGTTGCGAATCAGGCTGTGGTCAGGTCGCTCGAACAGGCGGTCGAGGGTGCGCAGCGGCACGCCGCAGGCGGTGGCGGCGTCTTCGTTGCGGGTAACGCCGAGTTCCTGCTTGACCATGTTCCAACGGACGAGCACCGCCGATACGGCCACTTCGCCGTGTCCGGCACCACTCGACACGCCATGTGTGATGTCCAGCATGCGTCGAGATTGCCACACGTCATACGTGACGTGCAAGAGGTTGTTCAGTTGTCTTTGTCGATGCATGGCGGCAGGATGGGAGGCAACAACCGCAGACAGGGGAGCGAGGACTAGGCAAAGACATCATGAGTAACGTATGGCGTACCGCATGTACGACAGGCAGTCCAAGCCTGACCAGCACTTATGGTGATCGGGTGGCGGAAGAAGAAGAAGTCGGAAGACGGTTCGGGGCGCTACTACGGAGCCACCGGCAAGCAGCCAAGCTGCGGCAGGAAGACGTCGCCGAACGCTCCGGCGTATCCCTTTCCACCATCAACCGGTGGGAACGCGGCATCGTCCGCAACCCCGTACCCACCGAACTTCAAGCCGTGTGCCGAATCGTGAGCCTGTCCACCGTCGCCGCCGGCCTAGCCCTGGGCTACCTCGCGCCCGAAGACGTCGAGCACCTGCCCGAGCCGCCCGGGCCCGTCGACCCACGCGAAGCCGTCGCCTTGGACATCCTCCGCGATCCCGAACTACCAGACAATCTCCGCGACTCCGCCTACCACTACCTGGAGTTCGTGCGCAGCCAAGCACACCGGCAGCAGCCTGAAACAGACCAATCGTCCCAGGCGGCCTCGTAGGCAACCACAGATTGCCTACAGCGTTGCGCCGACCAGGTTGCCGGCATTGCGCCAGATATCACCCCACGTGCGATCGTCACCGTGCCAACGCGACTCGCCCAGACGCCACAACGACCAGCGGGTGCCTCTACCAACCGGCGACAACACGACCTCCGCCAACGCCATGATCACTGCGCGCCGCTCACCGACCGTGTACTCGTCCCACCGGTCGGCAAGGTCGATGGGGTCGTAGCCGCGCAACGCCGGCGGTGTCTGCAAGGCACGCAGACGGGCCTGCGCCTCATCGATGTGCGGCACCAGTTCCCGCTCGACCGCAGCCACCAACGCCATCGACGGGCCGCCGGGCTTGGCAGCCTCCGTATACAGCTCGGCCTGCCTGTCCATGAGCCGCCGCAAGTCCTGCCGGGCAGCGGCGAGTTGCACACTGGGAACGCCAGGAGTGAACGCGGGCACCGCATCAGGCTGCCTCAGCCGCGCGACCACCATACGTTTCACAGCCTCATCCATCTGCGGTAGGGGACCGGACACCTTGAAACAGCCGCGATGCTTGCACTGATACCGGTTTCGTCCGTGCATCCACTTGACCCGCAGGGCACCCCTGCACGCCCCGCACAGCACCGCCCCGCTCAGTTGGTGCGCCAAACTGGAATCGGCGTGGTTACGCCGGCCCGGGGCCTCCAGCAGCGCCCGTAACTGCGCAGCCGTCTCAGAATCGAGGATCGCCGGCCACACACCCTCAGCGACCACCCGCCCGCCGTGGACACGGTGCCCCTCGTATCCGGGATTGCGCAGCAGACGGTTGATGCGTTCACCCGTCCACACACCACGCCCGGACCCGGTGGGCACCCCCGCGGCATTGAGCCTGTTCGCCTGGGTTTGCAGGGGGAGTCCCGCCAGGGTGTCCCGTGCGAGCTGACGCACGATCGCCGCCTCTTTTTCGTCAACGACCTGCGTGATCTCCCGTCGGCGGTTGCCGGACGCGGACACGCTGGTCCCGGTGGGCGGACCGTAGATGCGGGTGTACCCGTACAGCAACGGACCTGGCGGCCGTCCCTGTTCGGCGGCGTCCACGATGCCCACACTGACGCGGCTGCGTAGTCGTTCGACCTCCGCCTCAGCTTTGATACCTTCGTTGATCAAGTATTCTCGGTCGCGCTGTCGGCGTGGGTCGTATGTGGTCTGCTCGCTGTCGTCGAAAATGCGGATGAGGACGCCACGATCGCGGCACAGATCGAGGAAGTGTACCCACTCGCCGACCTGCCGAGATCCGCGAGTCACCTCCCAAAGAGAGATCATCTCGCATTGGTTCGAACTGATGTGCTCCAGCAGCTGCGCGTAGTCCGGGCGAGACTTGCGGGCGTACCGGCTGGCCGACAGGTCGGGGTCGGCGAAGATCCGGCCCGGCTGGGCGCCGATCTCTCGGCAGTCGCGCCGCCACTGCCGTTCCTGACGATCAACGCTGCGGCCTTGGTCCTTCCTTGACTTACGCGCGTAGAGATCAGCTCTCATGACTGGTACCGTAGCCAAATTATCCCTCATGTCAACGAGCGCTAAAGCCGGCACCGACGCCCTCACCATCGGCCTGGCCAAGGAACTCGCCCCCCGCGGCATCCGCGTCAACGCCGTCGCCCCCGGCATCATCCGCACCGACATCCACACCCTGTCCGGCCAACCCGATCGGCCCGAGCAAACCGCCTCCCGCATTCCACTCGGGCGTCCCGGCGAACCCGACGAAGTCGCTGCCGCCATCACCTGGCTACTCGGACCCGACGCCAGCTACACCACCGGCACCATCCTTCGCGTCAGCGGTGGCCTCTGACCCACCGACGACCCAATCCACCCGGCCGACCCGTGGACCACCACGGTCGGCACACCAACAGACGGAGACCCGATGAGCACGGCCACCAGCGCACCAGACCAGCCACTCGGGACGCAGACAGCCGACAGCCACGACCTGATCCGCGTACACGGCGCACGCGAGAACAACCTCAAAGACGTCAACGTCGACATCCCTAAGCGCCGACTCACGGTCTTCACCGGGGTCTCCGGCTCCGGCAAGAGCTCCCTGGTATTCGCCACGATCGCCGCCGAGTCCCAGCGAATGATCAACGAAACCTACAGCGCGTTCGTGCAGGGATTCATGCCGTCACTGTCCCGACCCGAGGTTGACCTCCTCGAGGGCCTGACCACAGCCATCATCGTCGACCAGGAACGGATGGGCGCCAACCCCCGCTCCACCGTCGGCACCGCCACCGACGCCAACGCCATGCTGCGCATCCTGTTCAGCCGGCTCGGCCAACCACACCTCGGCTCACCCAACGCCTACTCCTTCAACGTGCCCTCGGTGACCGGCAGCGGTGCACTCACCGTCACACGCGGCCCCGAAGGCACGAAAACGGAGCAGGCCACCTTCAACCGGCTCGGCGGCATGTGCCCCCGCTGCGAGGGCATGGGCACGGTCAACGACATCGACCTGTCGGCGCTCTACGACGACAACCGCACCCTCAACGAGGGCGCGCTGACGATCCCCGGCTACAGCATGGACGGCTGGTCCGGCCGGATCCTGCGCGGCTGCGGCTACTTCGACCCCGACAAGCCGATCGGCAAATACACCCAGCAGGAACTACACGACCTGCTGTACCGGGAACCCACCAAAGTCAGAATCGACGGCATCAACCTGACCTACACTGGCCTGATCCCAGCCATCCAGAAGTCCATGCTGTCCAAGGACGTCGACTCGCTACAACCACACCTCCGCGCCTTCGTGCACCGCGCAGTCACCTTCACCACCTGTCCCGAGTGCGACGGCACCCGCCTCGGCATCGAAGCCCGCTCATCCACGATCAACGGCAGGAGCATCGCCGACCTGTGCGCCATGCAGATCAGCGACCTGGCCACCTGGATCCACAACCTCAACGAACCCACCGTGGCCCCGCTGCTGGCCGGACTACGCCAGCTCCTCGACTCGTTCACCGAAATCGGCCTGGGCTACCTGTCGCTCGACCGGCCCGCCGGCACCCTGTCCGGGGGAGAGGCCCAACGCACCAAAATGATCCGCCACCTCGGCTCCGCACTCACCGACGTCACCTACGTCTTCGACGAACCCACGATCGGCCTACACCCCCACGACATCCGCCGAATGAACGATTTACTGCTACGGCTGCGGGACAAGGGCAACACCGTACTCGTCGTAGAACACAAACCGGAGACCATCGCGATCGCCGATCACATCGTCGACCTCGGTCCCGGCGCTGGCGCCGCCGGTGGCACCGTCTGCTTCGAGGGCACCCTGGACGGCCTACGACACAGCGCCACCACCACCGGCCGCCACCTCGACGACCGCGCCACCCTGAAGGCATCGCCCCGCACGCCCAGCGGCACCCTGTCCATACGCGGCGCAGCAACCCACAACCTGCGCGACGTGGACGTCGACATCCCGCTGGGAGTACTCTGCGTTCTCACCGGTGTAGCCGGGTCGGGCAAGAGTTCACTGATCCACGGATCCGTCGTGGGGCGCGACGGCGTCATCGTGGTGGACCAGAGCCCCATCCGCGGCTCGCGACGAAGCAACCCGGCGACCTACACCGGGCTGCTCGACCCGATCCGTAAGGCGTTCGCCAAAGCCAACGGCGTCAAACCGGCACTGTTCAGTGCCAACTCCGAAGGCGCCTGCCCCACCTGCAACGGTGCCGGGATCATCTACACCGAACTCGGCGTCATGGCCTCTGTCGAGTCCACCTGCGAAGAATGCCAGGGCAAACGGTTCCAGGCATCGGTGCTGGCATACCCGCTCGCCGGCCGGAACATCGCCGAGGTGCTCGCGATGCCGGTAGCCGAGGCCCAGCGGTTCTTCAGCGAGGGTGAGGGGCGCAACCCGGCGGCGCACCGGATCCTTGGTCGACTCGCCGATGTGGGGCTCGGCTACCTCAGCCTCGGTCAACCTCTCACGACCCTGTCCGGTGGCGAACGGCAGCGACTCAAGCTCGCCACCCAGATGGGCGACAAGGGCGAGATCTACATCCTCGACGAGCCGACCTCCGGCCTGCACCTCGCCGACGTCGAGCAACTACTTGGCCTGATCGATCGACTGGTGGACACCGGCCGATCGGTCATCGTCATCGAGCATCACCAGGCGGTGATGGCGCACGCCGACTGGATCATCGACCTCGGCCCGGGGGCCGGGCACGAAGGTGGCCGGGTCGTCTTCGAAGGAACGCCAGCCGATCTCGTCGCCGATCGACGGACCCGCACCGGGGAACACCTCGCCGCCTACGTCAATGCATGACCGCGGTGCTGGTGGGCGTGCCGAGGAGCTGCCGTTGTGGCCGGCGGCTCAGCTCCTCAGGCGAACATTCGATAATGTACATTATGTCAAGTTACCTCGACAGGACGTGCTTCAGGTGGCCGGCTAGATCCCCCGTCGACTCCGAACACGTGGCGACCGTGGGCGGAGCCGGCTACGGCTCGCCGGTGGTGAGTTTCGCCCCCGGACCGCAACCGAGTACGTCTGCGCAACCTTTCCCCGGAGTCGCGTGCGAGCCAGTACCCCGTCCGCGAAGAACCTTGGGGTGACCCTTGAGTCAACCGTTCAGGTGGGCCCGGGGAACTCTGGCGCCGCGGAACCTGCGTGGATATTTCGGTCACCCCCCCACACTGCACTGCTCGACACTCACCGCGCGAAACACGAGTTTCATGCATAATGTTCCTTATGCAGGACAGATCGGGTGAACCAGTGGTACGGTTGATCGAGGAGTTCCTGACCGATCGCGCCACCCGCAAGCCCTCCCCGCACACAGTGCAGGCGTACCGGCGAGACCTGCGTACGGTGGCGAGCATCGCCGCTGACGAGGCCAGCCCTCCCCTCCCCCTGGACGCCCTGCCGTTGGAGGCCCTCCGCCCCCGCGTGCTGCGGTCGGCGTTCGCCCACTTCGCCGCTACCCGCTCCGCCGCATCGGTACACCGCGCCTGGTCCACCTGGAACAGCTTCTTCGTGTTTCTGGTCGCGGACGGAGTCGTCGCCGGCAACCCGATGCCCGCGGTGGGGCGCCCGCGGGCACCGCTGCCCCGGCCCAAGCCACTACGCGGGGCGGACACCCCCGAGCAGCTCCTGACGGCCATGGCCCGTGCCGATGGCCGGCAGCGCGATCCCTGGCCGCAACGGGACCTGGCGGTGTTGGCATTAGCGTTGTGCGCGGGACTACGGCTGGCTGAGTTGTTGGCACTTCGGGTGGCGTCACTGGCCGGCCGGGCCGGTGAGCGACGGATCGACGTCGCCGGCAAGGGTGGGCGACCACGGGTGGTGCCTGTCGAGCCGGAGTTGGACCAGGTGTTGGCGGACTATCTGGACAGTTGTCGTCGTCGGTTCGGTTCCCGCTGTGTGCGTCCCGATGCATCGCTGCTGATGGATCGGCGTGGTGAGCCGCTGCGTCGGGGTGGGTTGCAGTATCTGGTGGACTCCTGTTTTCGGCGGGCTGGTATCGGCGACCGGGTGCCGCCGGGGGCACGGCTGCACGCGTTGCGGCACACGTTCGCGACGCGACTGGCTGAGGATGGCGCGAGTGCGGCGGAGATCATGCGGTTGCTGGGGCACGTGTCGCTGGCGTCATCCCAGGCGTACATCGAGGTGACGGCTGGTCAGCAGCGGGCAGCGGTGCGATCGAATCGCACCCATCGCGTGCTGGCGGGGTTGCTGTCGGGTTGA